CAACTCAAAATCACTCTATTGGATCAAGCAACTAGAAATTTGACTCCAATTACATATACTGATAATATTGATGATCTGGTGAAACTATTTTCTAGTGCAGAAGAGAAACGAAAACTTTTAGAATAACAAGGAGTATTATGAACTTACGAAATTATCATGATGGGGAATTAAGATAAAGAAAATTAAAACTATAATTAAACAGAAAAGGATATAGTTATGCATAGACAAGAACGAGTTATAGTGGAACCAGTCAAATCGAGATATGAGGTAAAAACAACTTCATCACCAAGATTTAAAAATTATTCTGAATTACCAACTTCAAATCTCATTAAGAATATTATGAAGTTAGGAAACTCAAGTTTATCATTGAATTGCACAGAACTACTTCCGATAAATACAAGATTTTATACAAAGATCAGAAACGAAAATATCTTTGTAACTGAACACCCTCCAGTTGAAAGAACGATAAGAGTTGAAGTCTATTTTTATCGAAAGAAAAAGGAATTTGAAAAGTTTTGTATCCAACAAAAAGATGAAAAATATCTAACTGATTATGTTCCATTAACAAAGAACGCAAAAGGAGATTATCGACAATATACTTTTAATTTGGTAATGCCATATGTCGTATTTGTTTCCATGATAAATCCCCATGATAGGCGTTTTTCTTGTTTTCTATTTTTCAGAAACGCTCCTTTAAAGAAACTTTCCGATACTCTTTTTAAAGCTCCATTTTATAATATAACGGATAGTCAGAAAGCATGTATTTATGCCAGAAAATTAGATTATGATTCTCTGTATTCATTACCTATACCTCAAATGGTGGAAGAATTATTTGATATTTTCTGGGCTTCTCCTTTTAACTCAGATTATGATGGAAACATGCGTTCATATTCTAAAAACCGTTCTATTAGTAATTATTTTATGTGGGAATATTTTTCTAAAACTGATCCACTTTCAATCTTAAAAACAAACTGGATTAAATATACATCTTTAGAAAAATTCATATCTTTTATTTTGAGCAGATTTACTGGTATAACTACCTCTGACGCAAATTTTTCAGATCTTCGGAAGGCGTTTCTGTGAAATAAGGATCTTAATGAAAAAGAAAAAATATCGAAAGAATTGTCCTGAATGTTTGTATCAGATCCCAAAATCCGGTGCATGCCAGAAGAATCCAGAAAGACAAACATATAGTATCTGGACACTACCTACTGATTCGAAAGATCGTGAGTGGTGTCCAGATATGAAAAAGAGGAGAAAATGAACAAGTGGGAAGAAGTTAAACGGTATGTAAATAGTAAAGAAATAGGAACTGTAATAACTCGAAAAGATCTTATGAACCTTATATATAATGGACCGCATCCTCCCACTTCTTCATATGGAACTACCGTTGATAATTATAGACGATGTTTAGTACTTTTGGGAATACTAGACCATACCAATATAGGTGAATACACATTACGTTATCGCATGAGAGAAGATCTAACAGTTGCCGAATTAAGAAGTCTAGCATACGGAGGATATAGAAGTTGGTTTAATGATGTGAAGATTACAGAAAGGGGAGAAAGAGAGAACATTTAATGCCATACATTTTAAAAGAAAAAAGAAAATCGTTTGATCCATATTTGGAAGTAATAGGACCGCATACAATTGCAGCAGGGGATTTAAACTATTGTATAACTCATTTATGTCATTCGTATTTGAAAGCTCATGGCAAAAGCTATTCAGTTATGAATGATATTATTGGCGTACTTGAAGCAGCAAAGACGGAATTTTACAGAAGAATTATTGCGCCGTATGAGGATATCAAAATTCAAGACAATGGAGACATGGAAGTGTTATGAGAAGAAAAGTGTTAACTATTAATTGTCCATCATGCGACTATTTAGAGATTGGAGATAATAGTGAATTTCTATGTCGTTGGGGAAAATCAAAAACTATTAAGGTCATGGGATCTCATAAAGGAAAAAGACCAAAAACTTGCAGATTGATAACGAGGAAAACGGAATGACACGAGGAGATTTTTATATTGGTCAGGGGCCTGAGTCAAATTGGATTGGAAGTATTACTCATGATGCATTTCCACAAAATATCCCATTGGATATTCTAATATGCATAAATCCAACATTGTATGAAGAATTGGTTGTTGAGTTTATTGAGAAGATGAACGGGATCATTAAAACTAATGGTCAAGGGTGGCCTTGGCCGTGGCACGACAGTAAGTTAACTGACTACTCTTATATCTTTGAACCAACAGTCGATAAAGTATTAGCATCACACCTTGGCGAAGATCTATTTGATCCTATTGCTATTGTTCAAGGCGAAGATATGAACAATGCTATTACAGGATTTGGCCCGCCAATATTTAGAAATATGGTTAAGAGAAAAACAAATGGATAAAACGTTACCAAAACTATATAAAGACTACGGAGAATACTCCAACTGGAGAAATTTCCCATGTTCAATTGATGGATTAAAACCAGTTGAGCGTAGAGTCTTATTATCAGCATATAAGATTTCTAGAAACAAACTGGTTAAATCAAGACAAGTTGATGCATATACTACTGGTCATTATCATCCTCATGGAGATTGTTATGGCACAGTTGTTCAATTGGTTCGTCAGGGATTTCTCACCGGTCAAGGAAATTTCGGTACAAATATTGGAGTTGAGCCTGTTGGCCCAGCTGCCCCTAGATATACTGAATGTAAAATAAATCAAAGAACAATAGATTTAGCATTTAAATATGTCCAGTATTCGCAATGGGTTGATACAGAATTAGGTGATACGGAACCTATTTATCTCCCAGCGATGTATCCAATATGTCTTATGGGTACCGAGTATACTCAGGGCATAGGATTTGGGTATAAAACTTACATCCCATGCTATAAACCAGAAGATCTCTATAAAAGACTTCAATGGTTGCTAGGAATAAGAAAACGAAAACCGATAATTGCTCCAATTACAGATTGCATAATAACTTCCACACCCGAAGTTTTAGATGAATTATTAACAACCGGAAAGGCAAAAATAGATGTCGAAGGTATAATTGAAGTCAATCCCAGAAATAATACTGTGGAGTTGAAATCTTGGCCTCCCGGAAAAAGGTTTGAATCATTTTTGAATAAGTTTCAAAAGGAATTATCGGAAAACCTTATCGGATTTTCAGATCTATCAGTCACGGAAACTAAGATTGTATTCCAGATCATGCGAGAAAGAAACCGAGATAAGATATTTAGTGACTTCGTTGAAAAGCTACAAGATGTTCTTAAAGGAAGCATTTCATTTGAAATAAATACAGTTGATCTTAACCAGACAGTTGTAGTAAGTTCAATTGATGATATGTTATTAAATACTTATAATATGTTTACTGCAACAAACGACAAGATGTTAAAGGATGAAATTGCGAAAATAAGTGATGAGATCCAATGGCTCAGCGCAATTGAATTGATGATTCCCATATTGAGTAACTGTCTCAAAAATGGATATGACGTCGAAACATCTCTGGATACAATTGAGAAAGAAACTCCAGTAAGCAGGAAAGTTGCTGAAGAAGTTATAAATAAATACAAGATAAAAAAGCTTCTGACATTCGACACAGACAATACAAAATTAAAAGAGAATAAAACTGAATTAGAAAATCACCATAAGAATCTAACTGGTTTTGTACTCGAACAATATGGGGGAATGCAATATGTATAGACTATCAAAACAATTCACATTTGCTATGGGGCATAGACTTAGTTGCCATCAAGGGGCATGTAAAAATCTTCATGGTCACAACTATACAGTTGAGGTTGGAATTAAAAGCGGGACGTTAAATAAAGATGGAATGCTCATGGATTTCTCAAATCTAAAAGCGGTGGTTGAAGGATTTCTAGGTTATATGGATCATGCTTTAATGGTTAATGAGACAGATGGAGATTTGATCAAGAAGATGCAAGAAATCATTCCTAGTTTGAAAATTATCGAAACTCCTTTTGAACCGACAGCCGAAAATATGGCCGAAGAAATATATAAGCATGTTGGCGATGTATTGACTAAGTCATATTCTGTACGAATGGATTATGTAACCATATGGGAAACTGATACATCCTGTGCCACGTATAGTGAGGATTAATTCATGTTAGAACTGATACAACGCTCTGGTCTTTTGATATCGAAAGAGCACCAGTATAAAGAATTCTATATAAAGATAAAGGAGTTCCTAGAGCGAAGATCCATGGCGTATGACAGGTCTAATTACACAATCAATACATTCTATATTGAGTCGGAGAAGTATCTCCTTATTCCGAGGTACTTCCCGATTCAACAATATTTGTTTGATTATACTATTAAGAACCATCAGCATAATGGAGCTCCAATTGAAATTGAGCATAATATCACACCGAGAAGTAAATCCCAGGAAAAAGCAATCAAGTATATGATGGATCATGAAAACGGGATTATCCAATTAGCTCCAGGTGTAGGAAAAACGGTTATCTCAATTTATATGATTGCTGAAAGAAAAGTAAAAACTTTGATATTGGTTCATAGAGATCCTTTAGCATTACAATGGAGAAATAGGATAGAATCATTTACAAATCTCAATGAAGATTCAATTGGAAGATTAACTTCGGCAAATTTTAAAGAAGAATTAAAGAAACCGATTATTATTTCAATGAATCAAACTATCCTCTCATTATTAAAAAGGAAAAGAGAAGAGTTTCTCTATGCTCTTCATGATGCTAATATCGGATGTTTTATTGCAGATGAAGTCCATACAACAGTTGGGGCGCCAACATTCTCAGAATGTTCAATTCATATTCCAGCCAAATATACATATGGATTAAGTGCAACTCCATATCGTTATGATGGAAATGGAGACATTATTGAATTTCATCTTGGAGAGATATTTATAGACGATGATCTTGAAGGAACAATGAAACCAAAAGTCACCGTTTTGCTTTTAGATTATGAAATAGATACACCACGCAGACACACCTATGTCCACTGGGGAGGGTCTTTTCAACGAGCAAGATACCTGAATCTAATGAAAAAATCAAATCCGTTTCTGCGCGGTCTGAGGGGGTTATTGACCAAATTTCGAGTGGATAGAAATGTGTTGTGTATGATAGAAAGAGTCAAATTAATTGAAGATATGCACAATTGGATGCCATCAAAAAGTAAAGGAATGTTCTGTGGAGCAGGACCTAAACTTGAAGAACTTGATAAGCAAATAACATTCTCAACACCCGGAAAAGGAAGAGATGGAATTGATGCTCCTTGGAAAGATTGTTTGATAATGACATCTCCAATTTCTAATATTGAACAGCTAGCAGGAAGAGTTCTGCGATCAAAAGATGGAAAGAAAGAACCAATTGTTATTGATATGGTTGATTTCGGTTCTCGAGATATTTCAAGAACGTTTTTTAGTCGTCAGAAATTCTATGATGATAAAGGTTGGTGTGTTCAATATTTATTATTAAAGGACAATAAAATAAATAATATTGATCGACAAGTAACTATGAGTATTTTGGAGGGGGAATGAAGATTAAAACTGATTTTGTAACAAATAGTAGTACAACATCATTTGTGGTTATAGGAAATAGAATTAATATAAAAGATATAGAAATATCAACTGATATTATAGGCAAGATAACTAATGATAGATCCGAATTTCAGGAAGAACTAGAAAATCCAGGTTACGAATACTTTGACATTTTGCTTCATGGTACAGCTTTAGAATTTTCATTTGGTGAAAATGATAGTCCGTATCATGATGTGATGGTTGGTATTTCATATTTAAATATGAAAGATGAAGAAACGTTGGGGCAATTTAAATCAAGAGTTAAACAACTAATTAAAGACTCTTTCAATATTGAATGTGAACCACCATATCATATTGAAGAAGCTTGGAGAGATGGATAATTATGAAAGTAAAAACTGATTTTGTGACCAATAGTTCATCAACTGCATATATCATTCAGAATACAAGTGATTCCAATAAAACTCTAGTTGATTTTGTAAAAGAGAATCCAGACCTTATTGATATGTTTGTAAAACAATATGATTGGTATCTTGGTGACCCAAAATTTAGTCAAGAAAAATTGATTAAATCAGCTCGTCAAAACAATATTAAATTTAAGGCAGGTTCATCAATTTATTGTGTATTCGGAGATGAACAAGGGACACTTGTTGGTCACGTGTTCGATTATATCTTAAGATCGGGAGGAAGCTCTAAAAATTTTAACTGGAGATTCTCTGAATACCTGAGATAAAACATGAAAATTAAATCTGACTTTATAATCTTAAAGAAAGGAGCCGAAGATGTTACTACAGAAGATCAACAATAAGATAGGGGGATTCACATTAATTGAACTAATGGTTGTTATTATAATAATTGGTATATTGGCACTTATTGCAATTCCAGTGTTTATGACTTTTATTCAAAATTCTCATGATAACGAAATAAAATATGATAGTCCAGCATCAGATCCGAATGAAGCTGATCCGGTCGGGTCTAAACCAATAGAAGAAAAAGAAAGCGGGGGAGACAAACTATGAAATTTGCTTTTATTGCCGATATTCATTTATCCAAATATGCGCAAGATAAGCGTGAAGAAACAAGTAATTTACCAGAGCGATTGCATAGTATTAAGTCAGCTTTATATGAAGTAGCTGATTATTGTAAGCGAAACAATATTCATGTAATGATCATCGGTGGAGATATCCTTCATGGTAAATCTATTATCTATGCAATCGCTCAGGATATTATGTTACAATTCTTTGAAGATTTTAATAATGCAATCCAATTTTATGTTATCGACGGTAATCATGACTTATCTGGCAAAGGTGAAGATGTAGTATCTGCTCTACGTCCATTAGCTAATATACATGGAGTTGAGTGGATTAACCATACAAACAAACACAGAGTGATACAACCTGAAGGAATAATGTTTATTCCATATTCACATGATGTTGCCCAAGATGTTAAAAGTGCAAAATCAAGAATATTAATCTCACATTTCGGATTAAGTGAAGGAGTTTTAAACTCCGGAATGAGTATCATTCAAGATATATCTGTAAAGGATCTGATTGGAAAATATGAACTAGTCCTCCTTGGCCACTATCATAAACCTCAGTATATAAACCGTAGTGATATTCAACTGTATTATGTCGGGTCATTAATTCAATTAAATTGGGGCGAGAAGGGGGAAGAAAAAAGATTTTTGGTTGTTGAAACGGATACGCTTAAAGTTGATAGTATCCCAATAACTCAATATCGAAAACACATTGAAATTGAAATAACTCCCGATACAAAAGCAGCAGCTATCCTACAAGCGCAACAGGCAATAGATGGCGGAGATCATGTTAAGATAGTCATGAAAGAAACTGTCGATATGACGGACTATAAAGGCAAGTTCAACATAGTTGACAAAACTGAAAAGGATATAACAGATCGAGGAATCTCAAGCTCAATGTCTATGAGCGATATTCATACCCGTTATATGGAAATAAAACAAATTCCAGAAGATCAAAGAGAACTTTATCTCAGAGAAGGTATGGAAATAATAAATGAATGTGAGGGCGAGTAATATGAGAATAGCAGATTTCCAAGAAGTTGGAATGCAAAATTATGGACCTTATATCGAACCAATGGTACTTGAATTTAAACCTGATTCATTGGTTTTAATAACAGGCCCAAATGGAATTGGAAAAACCATGGCCCTCGATGCAATTCCATTTACTCTATATGGAGTTACAAGTAAGGGGGCAAAAGGTGATGATGTGGTAAATAATGTAGTTGGGCGAAATTGTAAAACATGGGTCAAATTTACAATTGACGGAGTCCAATATATGGTTACACGTTATCATCAATATTCAAAACTCGGAAATACAGTAATTTTAAATGTTGGTGGTGTAGATACCAAACAAGGAGCTAAAGAAGTATTACCTGAAATTGAAAGAATCTTGTGTCCAAAAAAGACCTTCATGAATACTTTAATGTTTGGGCAAAAGGTTAAAGACTTCTTTACTGATCTCGGGGATGCTGATAAAAAAGAAATCTTTAGAATGATTTTAAATCTGGCTCTGTATTTGATGTATTATAAAAAGGCAGATGAAAAGCTGAAAAAGATTAATATTGAACTGGACTCTTTAAATACAGAGGTTGGAATTCAAACTGGTTTATGGGAGAACTCTAAATCAGAAATCGAAATGCTACTTCAACAGCAAAAATATTTTAAATCGGAGAAAGAAACACAGCTGAAAGTTCTTCTTGAAGATCTTAAAATTAATGAAACTCTGCTTAAGCAATGGCAAAAGGATATTGAAGAAAGTCAATTAATTGATCTCAACACGGCAGGAGTAATTAAAGAAATATCTAATTTAGAATCTCAATTGAAAGAATCTCAATTTCATAAAGAGTCAGAAATAAGAGACCTTACATCCAGAAAAGATCTTAAAGAAGCAGACATTAAAAGTCAAGTTGAAGTTGAAAAATCTAAAATAAAAGAAGATATAAGAAATACTTCTGATAATCTTAAACAGCAAGCGCAAAATCTAATAGATAAAATAACCGAGCTTGTTCAAATATCACAGGAGAAAAGACACCATGTTGAAATCTCAATCGAAAAACTCGAAGGAGAAAACAGATTTTATGAAGAACAAGCAACAGAAATCGACCAAAAAGTTATTCAAGCAGATACTAAACGATGTCCGCTGTGTAAGCAAACGGTTGATGGAGCTACTGCTAGACAATTACAGGAAACGATAGAAAAGTTCAAGAGTCAAATTGAAACCAATCAAATCTCTATGAATGATATGACTCAAAGCATAAAGAGAATGAATAAAATCCTATTTACACAGAGTGAAGAGATAAATTCAGAACGAGATCATCTTATAAATCAAATTCAAGTTCTTGAATTGGATGAGAAAAAGAAACTCAAAGAGATTGATGTTCGCCTATATGATGCGCAAAAGAAATTGACTGAACTTCTTATTTCTGGGTCTAATGAGATTGATAAAAAATATAAAGAGAAAGAAATGCAGTTAACAAGTAAAATTAATCATTTACTGAATGAAAAAGAAAAGATGGAAGAAGATCAAAATAAAATTAATCAGATGAAACAGGCAATGGAAAAGGTTGTTGATCGTATTACTCAGTGCAAGATAAAAATTGATTTAAAGGAAAATGAGAAATATGATAAATCTCAACTCAATTTCTATAAAAAGAAAGAATATGATCTTGGTGCAGAAATAGTTTCCCTTCAAAATAGGCAAGAAGAGGTTATGAAGAAGCATTATATCATTTCTTTCTGGAAAACAGGATATTCTTCATCTGGTATTCCATCAATGTTAATTGATGATTCTATTCCATTTATGAATGAACGAGTAGCATATTATCTTGAGAAATTAACAAATGGAAGATATATAGTTTCCTTTGATACTCTTGCAGAAACAAAAGCAGGAGATTTCAGAGATAAGATTTCTGTAAATGTTTTGGATACATTTACAAGAGCAAATTCTCGAGTCCAATTATCAGGCGGGCAAACGAGAATTATTGACATAGCAACAATTTTAACCCTCGGCGATCTTCAATCAAATATACACCACATTAAAATAAACATACTTATTTTCGATGAAGTCTTTGATAGTTTGGATGAGGAAAACATTGGATTTGTATCAAAGGTTTTGAATAAGTTAAAAGTTGGGAGATCGATTTATTTAATTTCACATAGACACGAAGATCAGCTTGAAGCAGATGAGGTTTTAGCAATGGCATGAAGATAAAAGCTGATTTTATAACCAACAGTTCATCTACCATGTTTGTAATTGAGATAGATAACAAGTTTCTTAGGAAGGATCTTGAAAAATTAATGAGCTTACATGTAGGAGAATCCTTAAGATTCTTCGATGACAGAAGTAAATTAATTTCTTATACTCAACATCAACCTTGCGACTGGATAACCGAAATAACAGGAAGACCAATAGCAACTTGGAATATGGATTCTTGTTGTTTTGATGTTGCCTGTAATATATTAAAAGAAGGGAAATTTGTTATCTATCTTACTATGGAAAGAAACTATCCTGATCATATGGAAAGAGCATTGAGAATAATTGAGGATAATGGTGGAATTATAAAACATAGGGATTATGATTAATGAAAATAAAAGCAGACTTTGTAACAAATAGCTCAAGCACGAGCTATACAATACAATCGGTGGCCACAGGTCATATTGAGCCTTTGGGTAACTTAAAGAAATTAGAGACCCTGGCCAAAAAATTCAACTCTAAATATAATTTCATTTATGATGATTGTGCGCATTTTCAATATACTAAGGGGAATGCTGAATTAGAAAATGATCATCACACCATAAGTGTGAGTCTTTCGAATAAACGTATTTGGGGAAATATTACTACCCCGACCACTATGAGAAATATTACTGTTTTACACATTTCTGTTGATAATCATCATGATTGGCATTACGACACCCTTGAATTAACAAAAGAAGTTATTGAAGAAGTATTTAGATTCTTCGATTTAAAGTCAAATTCAAACTTGAATTATGTTGCATTTCCTATTAGTTTTAAAGGAGATGGTTGGGATGGTGGGGATGCAAGTTGTGGCCCCCAAAGTAAATATGCATGGGTCAAAGATGTTTATGAGAATGAAAGTCGAATGGGTGTACTAACGATAATTGATAATAGGGTCATCCCATATGTACTACCTCTAAAAGAAAATAGGTCATTCATGGAAGAGACAGCAAAATTCATAAATTCACAGGGGGTTTGTTTAGATGATAAGGATAGCTAATTGGTTATTAACACGAAAATGCAATCTCAGGTGTGACTACTGCGCGATTGTAAAAAACTATGACGATAAACCTGGTAAATATCCTGATATGAAACATTATTATAAAAATGAAATGTCAACACATCAAGTTCTTGATGGACTCGATAAGTTGCAAACCCACAATCCAGAGATGTTTCATATCTTTTACGGGGGTGAACCCTTACTCAGAAAAGATCTACACGAAATCATAAGTCATTGTAATAAACAAAATATTTATTACACTATTATCTCGAATAATACCGAAGAGATAAGACCAATGATTTATGACCTATGTGAGAAAGTCAAAGGAAAAATAAAAGGGTTCACCGCCTCCGTAGATCCAGTATTTCAGAATGAAATGGAATCTGGAAAAGATAGAGTCAAAAAAAGCGTACATGGTTTAGCTAATCTTGTGAATATGAAACAGTATGTAAACGATGTGGTTGCTGAGATTACAGCAATGAAACATAATTATATATACCTGTACGATCTATTAAAAGAGCTGACCAAGTATGAAATAAACGGAGATATTACATTTATTGATATTTCTAAAAGCCCATACTATGATTTCTCAAATATTTCAGATCCAAACTTGTTGGTGCATCAAACAGCACAGCTTGCGGATCAATTTAAGAAAATAAATAAAGATAAATCCCTAAATGTACACATGAAAGATGTACTGTTAAGAGGAATGTGGGATACACTTCCATCAAATATGAATTGTGAGATTGATAAACAATTACACAATATTTCAATTGATGCAGATGGAAGTATTCGTTTGTGTCTTAGAATAAGAGGGACTTTCACACCAGATACGGTAAATTTAAAAAATTTATTATATCAAGATGGGAAAATTTCTCCAATTGCACATGCTGCAATCAAAAGAGATAAAAAGGAGTATTGCAAATTGTGTAATCATACTTGTCATTTGATGAGTAAATATATAGAGGAAACAGAGTCCGGAGTAGATGATTTAGTTCATACGGACGTAAGGGAGGGAACAATAAATGGTTGAACAAATAGATAGTGACGTCATTGTTAGTGCTGTTCAATTCTGGCAAAAAGTCTATACAGAAAAAATTGTTAAAATAAGATTTACAAAAAAAGATGGAAATGACAGAATAATGAGTGCAACTCTCGACTTCACAAAGATTCCCAAAGAAGATCATCCAAAAACTGTCAACATTCAGAAGATTCTTTCTCTTATTCAAAAGAATCAAATCATGCACGTCTATGATTTAGATGCAAAAGGATGGAGATCGGTTCCATTTAACAGAGTAGAGTATCTTCAAACATTAAAAGGAAAACGATTCTATGTCCAAAGTAAGAAAAAGGAAATGGAAAGTTTGACAAAGGAGTAAGATAAGAAATGACAATTCTTTCAGACATTATTAAAGAACTCGGTACAGATAAACTTTCCGAGCAAGTTCATATGATTTGTAAAAAAATAAAAGATGAGGAAACAGAATCATTTGAATATATACAATACGCCTCCGAAGGACCAAATATATTTCTTACTCTTGAAGTTCCGGGAAGAAATAAAAAAGAGGTTGGATTCATATCTTTAGAAAGAGAATCAGATGAAGTTTATTTATCTATATATTCAACTTTATTTCTAATAGATATAAAAAATGTAGAGCCAAAGGATGCTGCTCCACCAAAAAGACAAAGAGTTTGGGAAATCAAAGATCATCGAGCAGAGAAAATTTTAACAGAGTTTGCTAAACACGTGAAATATTTACGAGGTGAATAAATGCGCCCTGATTTGGTAGAAGAAATTAGAATCAATCCGAAGTATACGCAATACTTTTTATCTGAATTTGATAAAGATAAAGAAGAAGGAGATCCCAAAATTATCAAACGGACAATGTTTACAGCAGATTATCTTAGAAAACTGGGATCCCACTCAACTCTTGCTATGTTACCGCCAAATTGTCGATATATTGAAAGAACAGGAACCGGTGGTTATATAACAGTAATTGAAGAACCTCCTGCTATGAGAACTATAAGCATTAGCAGAGATTTCTGGACAGAGAAAAATGAACTAGTGGAACAAGGAAAATGGGTGGAGTATGGATATAAAGGATACAACGTTGACTTAAATATCCATAAGTTTAGTTTAGCATTTCCGTATGTAATCTTTATACTGGTGTTCGATAGGAGATTTTATCTATTAGAAGGAATGGTTTTTATGAGAATTCAACAGCTCATTGGAATGTCTGATTATTTATTAAAAACTCCTCTAAGCAATATATCCAGCGACCAAAGAATATGTTTTGGAGAGCATGCAAATAACGGCGGGGCTAAACATTCTTTAAATCATGCGGTCCAAAATGCTATCATGGTTTTCTGGTCGGCTCATTTTAATACTGATTATACGTATAACTGTTCAGATTATAAGAAAAAAGGTTCAGTATTTTCTAATATGTTAAAGTGGCAATATTATTCTAATACCAATCCAATGTTCATCTATGATGCTGACTGGATTCGAATAGAAAGAACTTTTGGAGAATATATAAACTATACAAAGTGTAAAGAGTATGTAGGAGGAACTTATGCTGGAATGGATTATAAGGATGTTACTAATTCTATTTTCTCTCAGGAAGATTCTGGAGTTGATATAAAAATCACACCGAGGGGATCCAGAAAGGCTAGACTGTTCTATGATGTTGCAAATGGAATCACTATTGGGGATTACTTTATACATCAGGGGGATCCATTCCAATATAAAAATGGGGATATAGTATATATTGAATCTTTCGCCGGTTTTCAGGATGGGGGTCGTATTCACTACATACAAGTTGACAAAAATGGGAAGAAGATTGTCATGAAGTTAACTTCAAAACTTCAAAACTATATTGCTGTATCAAATAAAGCATTAAGATACGTATCAGAAGTAATTCTTCCTAATAAGACCAAAGTTAAAAGTGGCGATATTCTTATTGTTGAAGATAAGAATGGAACTTTTTATGCAAAAGTTGACTTCATAAGGAATGCACGTGATGGGTCGATAGAAATAAAAATTGGATCTGATTATTATTTAGCTGATAAACTTAATGCTACCTTATTTAATATAACAGATCCAGAAGTTGATGGAATTAAGCTACAAAAGGGTAAAGAATATTTGATTATAACAGATCCGAGAGGAGGGTCAGTTCTGTCATCCGGAGACATATTAAAATATACAGGAGTTTCAGTATCTGGGTCAACTAATATCAAATTTGATTTTCTTGGTGAGCGATATAGAGACTTAATCGGACCTATTACTTTTTCTTTACAGGTTAATACAACGCAAAAAGCTCCAAGAATTTATGAGCTCGATGCAGTTAGAGAGTTCGATGGGAGTTTTAGACTCGGAAAAAGTATATTCTGTATGACATCATCTCATAACGCTAGGAGTTCAGGAATAACATATCCTGTAGCATGGGAACTTGCAGATGGTAATGGAGCTGTTTTTAATTCTTACTTTAGACTTGACAAACCAACAACTCTTAATAGTCTCGTAAAAGATGACAGATTCTTCTTGCCAGGTATTCATTATGATATAGATTTTAGAGTCGGCGATAAGGTTGTTGTTGCTAACTGGGGAACTCCAACTGAGATGTTAAAGATTAAAGAGATCGCAGGATTTTCTTTTGTTAACAACGAAAGTAGTAAACGTGATGATCTATATTTTATTTTAACCGATAGGGAAGGAAAACTATCCAAACACAAATATATTGATGGATATAAGTCAGTATGTCATATAGGAAGTGTCAGAAAAATAACGAACAGATTTAACGGAGTTTCAGCAGGTACTAAAATAATTTCTGATACAGCAGGTATTTACGGATTTCCAAAGAAAGATGTAAATATTATTATAGGATTTATTACTGATACGGGTGGAGATGATCCTCTTGTTCTTTGCTCAAATTGCCAAACCCTTTGGTTTAGTGATATTATTGCAAACTTTAAACGAGTAAGTGTGAAATCTGCAAAATGGAAAACTCTCAGTCATTCGCCTATCGACTTGAGTAAAATCAAACCTCAAGCCGGAGATATTATCAACGGTACAGATAAATACAGAATGAATGAGGGGTATATGATGGCCCATATGCCTGAATACTCAAATGTTAGAGCGACAATTCTATCATACTATACTGGTTATCCCGAAGCTTATGGAATGGATAGACAATTTAGTAAAGAGTATATCTATAACTGTATTCCAAATCCAAGGCTCTCTCCGAGTCAACTTAAAGAATTTGGAACGATTAGAGGGTTCTCTAACTTTCACGGACTCTTCTTTGCTAGCCAAAAATCAGGTGTAAGATTTATCAACCAACCAGGGAGGATTATAAATGTTTCCAGTAGTGCTGAATGATGGGCAAAATGAAATGCCCAAAGATGATATTTATTATGTTATTGCGAAAGAGGGAGTTTATCTTAAGAAGAAATTGGGGGTTATGGAAAGTCTTGCTCCAGTAAAACAGATCTCAACTCTTCAAAGCATTACAGCTACGGCCACAATGCATATTGAAAAAATTCCTGGTCCTAAATTTGCAAAGATTATCGAGTTCTTTAGAGAAGTTTATAAAGAATACTATGGAGAAGCAATTGTCCTATTATTTTATGACGAAGAGAAAAAGACCTATTTTATCATGCCTCCACATCAAAAAGTATCAGGCGGATCATGCGATTACAACAGAGGTATAACCGTAGATGGTTATACTATGATTGGTACAATTCATAGTCATGCCGCAATGTCTGCATTTCATTCTGGAGTTGACGATAAAGATGAGGAAGGGTTTGACGGACTTCATATTACAATTGGAAATGTGAGGGACGAAGAAGTCAGTATTTCAGCATCAATTGTTGCTAATGGTCATCGGATAATGGTTGATCCGAGAGATTATGTTGAACAACTGCAACTAACTCAAGACATTGATGAAGATACTACCGGGGCAACTACTAAAGTCTATGAATGGAAAGATGGTAAACTACAAGAGAATCTAAAGAAAACGAATCGTTATGCTTACAATTATCGAAGATTTGATAAGCGCTATGTAGTAACAGTAACTGACCACCAAAAACGATTTAATCAGAAATGGATGAAGGTGGTTGAAAAAGGGCACTACGTTCACAAAGGTTGGAATCGTGGAGTTGGGCGTGGATATGGAGCAGACTGGTATACTGGCAATGGATGGGGGTATGGATTTGATGCAGACGCATGGAATCAAATGAATCAAGGATTTCAAAGAAGACTTCCAGGTTCATTTGTCGTCCATGGAAAACCAGATCCGAGAAACGTTGGACCGTACAAAACACAAGGCATAGTCTTTCCTCCTCATAAAGATGAAGATGAAGATGTAAATCATTGTCAGAATTGTGTGCATAGAGATGACAAGTTGGGTTGGGCTCTTGAGCAATTCACAGAGGAAGCAGAAGATGAACCGGATGAAGAAGATGTGATTGATAATTTTGCATCTCGGGATGATTATGACAAAATGTTTATGGATGGTAATATTGCATGCCAGAATTGTTTTGAAACTTATCACGGTCCATCCTATCAAGCATGCCCAACGTGTGGTGCACCAAATATTTCTAAGATGAAAGCATCACAAGATCCTATAGCAGGTCAAAGATTTAGTTGCCCAACTTGTACAAACGAGTTCGATCATGAGGGAGAAGATGAATGCCCTTTTTGCCACACAGAACTAGACTTTACCGAGTTCAGAGAAGCCGCATTAGTAGAAGACAAATCAGACGAAGAGGGAGAACCTTCGATCGGAAAAGATATTGAACCCGGAAAATGGTATATATGTAACCTTTGTACCACTATATTTGAAGCTAAATCTGTTATAAATGATTGCCATTGCCCGAGTTGTGGCAAATATATGTTGGAAGAGTACAATTGTACTCAATATAATATAGAGGATGAAAGAACATCAATTGCCGATAAAGATTCCGGTAAATTGATGGAGGATTCTAAACGCGACATTCTTCTGTTAGCCGCTGAAGCCGATAAATATCTAGAAAGAATCCCTGATCCACAAAAACTCGAAACTCCTTTATCAACGCGTGTTCAAAAAACATCTCGTATGTCTATCAAAGAGATGTTCAAAAGGACATTTGGGAAGGAGAGAACTAAATGAATAAACTATCTATTGTTGTAGTGGGCCTCGGTGGTGTAGGTTCTATTTTAATAGAACGTCTCGGTCGCTTTCTGAATTATGGCGATTATGAAGCAAATATGCTTCTAGTAGACGGTGATGAATACGAGGTCAAAAACTATCAAAGGCAAGAGTTCAATCAAATGGGGAATAAATCTGACGTGAAAGCAACTGAGCTACAAATAAAATTTCCTAAAATTGTGTTGGACTCGTATGATGCCTATGTAAACGAAACAAATACTGCTGAGATCATCAGAGAGGGAGACATAGTTTTTCTCTGTGTTGATAATCACAAAACCAGAAACATCATATCCAATTATTGTATGCAATTAAAAGATATTACTTTGATTTCTGGTGGGAATGAGTTGACAGATGGAAATGTGCAAATTTATATCAGACAAGGAGGTGTAGACTTAACACCTGATCTCTGTGCATACCATCCTGAAATTGCCAATCCCGAAGATAAGTTACCCGAAGAATTGTCATGTGAAGAAAGAGCCAATGCAGATCCTCAGTTGTATTTCTGTAATCTTGGCGTAGCTACGTTAATGTGTTGGGCCTTTTACAAATCAATCATAAAAGGTCAGATTGATCAGCAGTCTGAAGTATATTTCGATATTCTTCAAATGTCTGCCAATGCACAAACTCGAATTGTAAAAACTAAAGAAGGAGAAAGCTAAAAATGGTACGTAGAAAAACTTATACAAGAGATCAATTGGAAGCAATGAATGCTAAAGACCTCAAAAGTATGGCATTTCATTCACTAGGACTCAGCGGGCTGAGCAAGAAACCCAAAGATGTTGTTGTAGATGCAGTCATTGCCTATCAAGACGGTGGTAAAGCATCTATCGCACCAGGAAAGGCAGCATCTTCCGGCCCCATTACCGGACTGAACTTCACTGGTCAAAGCAGCCTAACCAATCCAGGCGCTTCATTCGGTAACAAAACCACAACCACCATTCAAGTATCATGTGGTGCATCTTCAGGAGCCTTTCCGGTTCAGGGAAAAACTGTTCGTGAAGTCGGTGAGTTTTTGAGAGAAGTTCTCAATGTGAGTCAACTTTCAACCGGTTTGGTAAATGGAAAAGAAGTCGACTCCGGTTATATTTTGAAATCCGGTGATCGTCTTGAATTCCTGAAACCAGCAGGGCGTAAGGGATAGACTATGCTTACGATGGGAGCCTCATATGGGGCTCCCAACTTCAATCTAAGGGGTTTAATAATGAACGAAAATATTGAAAAATTATTTAATGAAAATGGCATAGATAAAGTTGCGTTTTACTATAAAAGTACTCCCTTAGTTGACAATGCATATACTACTTGCATACTTGTCAATACAGAAAAGGGACGGATTGAATCAAGGGGTATCGCCATATGCTCCATGCGAGATACGTTCAACAAAAACAAGGGTAAAAATAAAGCGTTTGGAAGAGCTATTGAAGCTGTGGTACGAAAGATTAATTCTGGAAAAATTAACCCTTGTGGGCGTGATTGCGAAGGAGTACGCAGACAATTCAAAATCAAAACCGAACAGGATCAAACAAAGTTTGAAAGCGCCATTACTGAGCTTAATACTTTGCATCCTGAATTGGAAGTTGTAATTATTAATGATGGTTCTAAGAACCATACAAAATATTGTTTGAATATTCCAGCAAGCTATCCAATCCGAGTTGCCAATAAAGACTTTAAATATAAGTCTCAGTTTAGGCCAAACCCAGCCGGAAGTGAAGAATCGAAACTATTAGACAAGGGTATATAAGGCAAGGCAAAAAGGGAGGAGAGGTAACTTTCCTCCCAATAACTCGAAAGGAGACTAGCCAAACGTGGCGTACAGAAGTATAACTATAATAGGAATAGGAACACTGGGAGGATTTATTGCAGAATCTCTTTCAAATCTGGATGGAGTAGAGGAACTAATTATAGTAGACCACGATATAGTTGAAAAAAAGAATCTAAGGAATTCTATTTATAGACAGATTGATGTTGATCTATTTAAAGTAGATGCTCTTGGAGATATATTATCTATAAATAGAGATATTAATGTTAAACAATTTCCAATAAAATTTGAAGAAGGAACAACAAAACTCCCACACTCAGATTTGGTTTTAGATTGCAGAGATTACACTTATGACAGAGGATCATATCTTGATGCACGACTTTATATCTCATCTAGATATCTTATGGTCGATTGTCGAAAGAATGTAAAATATGACAATCCAGTTGAAGGTAAATATCTAGAAGCTCTAACCAAAGATGATTTACGATACGCTTCAACGATGGTAGCAATGTTACTTCATAGTAATACAATTGCATCATTGATTGATGTAGGATCAGTTCAAAAATATGAACTTGATTATGTAACAAGGATTGACAGTTGCTCATATGATATTTTATATGATGCATCACCTGGAAATGATAAATTTGTCAACCTGCCTGCAAAAATTATTCCCATTTTAGATCTTAATAGAGAATATGATCTAAATGTATTTGTTGGAAGTAAGAATCTACCATTAACTGAAAGAATTATTCCTAAAGCATCTTTAAAAGATGGAAATGATTTAATAATCAATTTAGCATCTGTTACAAGTTTACAATGCAATTTTAATCAATATCTTGTATCTCCATTTAAGGAAGGTGGAAAAGTTTATATTGAACTTATTCCTGAAACTGGAGCTGCATAATGAAATTAACCCGCATTGCAGTAAAAAATTTAATTGTCCCAAGACGATTGATTTTTAGAAATGAATTCTATAAAATATTAGATTACCCAAACAAATATATAATCAAAGGATATACTGTTATCTTACTTGATGATAAAATTGATGAGTTAGAAATTAGGGACTCACATCCCAATGCAAACCCAAGGACTGGAGAATTTTGTATACCAAACACATTACGAAACTTTCCATTAAACGATGAAACGAAAAACATGATTCATAACATCTTAAGTTGCTTTAACTTAGATAATTGCTACTTCACTCCTTGGAACGAAATTCAATATAGAAAACAAGAGGTGTGAACATGCTTAAAGAAAAAAAACCATTATTATCTAGAAAAAAATTGGACAAAGCTCTTGGTGAATCAATTGATGAGCTCAGCGATGCAACCAAGAAAAGTTCAAGAAAGGTCTTTGATGCTTTGATAGAAGAAGGGGTACAGACCATAAGTCATATTTTTGATAAATATAAGATAATAGCAAAACAAAAGGTGATCAGACATGGCCAAGAAAAAGACGATAGGGATAGTGAGTGAAATGCACTCAGGGATTCTTGAACAAGAAATTATTCGAATTGTTGAAAAAGTAACACGTGATAATCTACTCGGATTAGCGGCAGACGATGTTAAAATCATCGCTAAAGAACTTATGCCCGATTTTGATAGAATGATTTCTAAAAAAATCAAGGATCACTTATATGAGATAGGGGAGTTCCTTATGGAACGATTTAATACGGAAGACGACTAGGGGGAGAAATAATGCCAAAAATTCTTAACTATGCTAAATTTTGTGAAAATTTAGAGGAAGTAACCTCTCTAAAAACATTTGGGAAAAAGAAGTTTCATTCTAATGGTTTATTCTCCGAGCAAATCTTCGGACCAGTCAGAAACTATACATGCCAATGCGGTACGTATCATGGAGTTTCAAAATCTGGAGGTACTTGCAAAGAATGTGATGTTGATATTGTTAATAGCGATGAAAGACGAAAAAGATTTGCAAAAATAGTTTTGCCAACACCAGTTGTTAATCCACTATTCTATGATTTATTAGTTGATATTGCCGGAAGAACTCTAAAAAGTGCGCTTGATGATTTAATGAAAATGGATAAGAGCGTTCTATATATTCAAGATGGTGAATTTGTAGTTACAGTAAACCCCGAAACAATCCCAGCTGGATTACAACAATGGGAACGTATAGAAGCTATCAGAGTTCTTGTCGAAACATTAGCTACTGATATGGTTGCTGAGGGAATTCCGGAATGGAAAATTGTTTTAGATAATATTGATAATCTTATTATTGATACAATAATTGTATTACCTCCAGACTTAAGACCGACGTCTAAAAGTTCAGGCGAAGGAAAACAGTTGATGGACAAAATTAATCGTTATTATGTCCAGATACTAACTAAGAAAGAGATAATGAAAGATACGATTATTGATATTCGAAGAGATAAAAGTTTGTATTACACATACTTCAAACAATTACAAAAAGATGTCAGCGAATTATATACACGAATATTGGAAAAGATGGCAAAGAAAGAGGGATTGATTAGAGGAAATATTCTTGGTAAAAGAATTGATTTTTCGGGTCGAGCTGTGATAACTCCAGACCCAACTTTAAATCTTGATGAATGTAAATTGCCCTATTTAATGATTCTTGAAATTTTCAAATTGCCTATTGCCAAAAAGATTATGTCTTTGGGTAAATTCAAGATTTTAAATAGAGCGATTGATTATGTCGACCTGTGTATTGATAGTCAATCCCCAGCTCTTTTCAAAGTTTGTGAAGGGCTTATTCAAAATGAAGTTTGTATTCTAAACAGACAACCATCGTTACATAAACTCGGAATGCTTGGTTTCAATATTAAGATAACTCTTGATCAAGTTATTAAAATACACCCGTTGGTGTGTCCTCCATTCAATGCAGATTTTGATGGAGATCAAATGGCAGTATATATTCCAATTACAGATGAGGCCAAACAGGAAATTCGGGACAAGATTTTTATCACTAAAAATTTAAGTAGTCCTGCAAATGAAAGTTTGACAACAACGCCAAGTCAAGATGTCATTTTGGGAATATACTATTTAACTTCCATTGAACTTACGACATATTCAGAAATGATAGAATACAAAGGACAAAAAATTACATGGGGACAAGCTGAATTTAATAAATGTCTGCCAGAGGATTATCCAATAATTGATACACCAGTCAACAACGATAAATTATTGGATATATTAAATCATATTAAAGATCACTATCCGGAAATGGTTACAGTTCAAGTTTTAGATGCAATCAAAAGGATTGGATTCAAATATGCTACTCTCTTTGGTTGTACTATGTCACTAAAAGATTGTACGATGGAAGGTGCCAGAGAATTTAGGGATCAGTTGTTTTCAGATGATGATATACACAAACAATTAGTAGCAGTTTCAGACCCCGCTGTAACACAAAAGATGCGAGAGAACTTCAAATATTCATATATGATTGAATCAGGTGCAAGAGGAAGCTGGGATCAAGTTCGACAGCTAGTTTTGACCAGAGGATTTATCTCAAACTTTCAAGGAAAAATTCTTCCAGAACCAATCAAGAATTCATTGATGGATGGGTTGACTAATAAAGAATTTTTCTATTCAACATACGGGTGTCGAAAAGGTTTGCTTGATGTTGCTTTGAATACCGGCACAAGCGGATATCTGTCAAGAAAACTAATATTTACTTGTGCAAATCTTCAAATTGATCCAATACTTGAAGATTGCGGGACGAAAGATCTTTTAACAGTTGAAGTTAAAAATAAACTGAAAGCTCGAATGTTAATTAACAGATATATGCTTGAGAATAAAACATTAGTTAGAATAACCAGAGAAAATTATAAAGATAATATTGGAAAGATAATTCAAATTAGAAGTCCAATATTGTGTCAAAGTCCAAGAATCTGTCATACTTGCTATGGAGATCTATATAAACGATTGAATAGCAGATTCATTGGAATCATAGCAGCTCAAACTCTTGGTGAAAGAGGAACCCAATTAGTATTAAGAACATTTCATACTTCTGGTTCAGCGGTCATTAAGGGAGAAGGAGAAGAAAGCGGGGATGTGGATCAATCAATGCTTCAAGAAGACATTATTGGAGATCTCGCTTCTGTGTCTGAACTATTGCATAAGTTCAAAGGAAAAAGTTATGATGGTATAGTTTCAGAATTATTTGATGCCTATGGTAAAGATATTTATCATGTTCATTATGAATGTGTGGTTGCTCAGCTTATGTGGAGTAACTATCGAAAATGGAGACTATTAGAAAATAGGGTACTAGTCGAACCGGATTACTTTTCAATCCAATCTGTGCCCAATCAGGAAAGCTGGATATTAGCGATGGCCTTCTCAAATCCAAAAAGATCAATTTTACAGGGCATACTATATGAAGGAAGATATTCAGGAGTCATGGATAAAATTCTAAAGGGGGAACGAATCACATGAGAGATCCCAAAAGAATACCAGAAATATTAGATGAACTAAAGGGGATTTGGGGAGCAGTTCCTGATCTACGCTTTGGTCAATTGATAATAAATGTAATAGGCACACAAATATTATCAAAAGAAAATGACCAACAATTTTATTATATGGAGGATGAAGAACTAATAAAACTTTTTAGAAAATATCTTTCGGAGGTTAAATATATTGAACATCATTAATCCAACATTTAAAATCCAAGATTTGGATAAAAATGTCTTTACAATAAGACAAAAGGATTACGATCAGATTTTACCGTTGGTTCAGAAAATAGTTAAACCAGTTGAGGAGATTGGCTTCGAAATAAATGAAATTGATCTCAAGGATTCAAGGTTTGCTTCCGGAGAATTATCATCAACTCTAAAGCAAACTTTAGTTATCAAAATGCAAAAGGGTACTGCAAATATTGATATCTCAATATTCATTCCAAAACTGGTAGAAAATAATTATATTTACATCAACGGAAGGAAAAAGATTCCTCTATTTCAGTTATTTGATATTCCCATTGTTACAAGAGGCGAAAACATCAAACTCAGAACAAATGTAGCAACCATTGTTGTCACATTAGAAAAAGAAGGTCCAAGAGTTCAGATTAGTTTTCTTGGGAAAAAAGTTCCTCTTTCTTTAATGTTTCTTGCATATTATGGCATTGAAAGAGTATACGAGATGTTCAGCCTCACTGAAAAGATTGACCCTTCGGACGGTCATTTGTATGAGATACTCAGATTTGATCTTAAGGATTATTGTGAGGAATCCAAGGGATACACACAAGATGATTTTGTTTTAGAAGTTGGAAGAATTTATTCTCGCTTCAATCAAAAATCAAAAGGTGAAGATATAATGTACGCCCTTGATCTTATTCCCAAGGTCGATATTATTACAGCAAAGTTTTTAACAACCGACTCAATTTTAGAAGAATTAGTTGAAGCTATCAAAATTGGGGACATCGACGATACACTATTTACTAATAAACGGGTTAGATGTTTCGAGTATATGGTTACATCTAAAGTCTCAAAAATCATATTTGATTTATGCTTCTCAAACAGAACATCTCGGCAACCAAAATTTAATATCAACTCCACTCAAATATTATCAGAGTGTAATGTATCAGATATTGTTCAGTTTGATTTCTCTATTAATCCAATTGAAGAACTAACCAAGTTATCCCGAATAAGTCTTTTAGGACCTGGAGGATTTAAAAGAGAAAATATTCCACAGCATTTGAGAGACATATGTCCAACTATGTACGGTCGAGTGTGTCCGGTTGATACTCCGGATAGAGACAATTGCGGAGTCTTACAAAATTTAATTCCAAATGTTTTATTGGACGATAATCTGAAATTTAGCGATGAATTTTTAGAGAATCAACCAATTTCAATGCCAGTTTCAATGACTCCATTCTTGAAACATGATGATCAAACAAGACTTCAAATGGCGGCATCACAAATGCGCCAATCAATTATGTTAAAAGAGTTTGATACTCCATTGATCAGTTCTGGTTGTGAAGGTCTTTATTCAGACTATACACAATTTGTCAAGCGAGCCAAAAAAGATGGTGAAGTTCTGCATATTGATCGTAACTATATCATAGTAATCTATAATGATAAAGATGCAGATGTGTTTGACATTAGTTATAGAAAGATTTATGTTGAACATCTTGACTTTATGAACATCTATATAAAACCAGGAGATAAATTCAAAGCGGGTGACATTCTTGCCGAAAGTAACTTTTGTAAAGATGGAAAAATTAATATAGGCAAGAATCTATTAACTGGGGTAATGGTGTATTATGGAAACAACTATGAGGATGGTATTGTCATATCTGATAGATTGGTTGAAGATGATTCCCTAACTTCAGTGCATTATAAAGAATTATCATTTTCACTGACACCTGAAAAAGTATTGTTATCTCTTAGTGAGGATAAATACAAACCATTGCCTGATGATTTAGAAGTAATTCAGGCAGGAAATCCATACGCAATTTTGAAAAAATTAAATTCTGATGATTTTTATTCAGTATTCTCAGAACCCATTGAGTTGATTGCTAGGAAAAACTTCATTATTTCAGAAGTAAATCTCTATGCAAATTCATGGAATGAAGAAGTTCCGGAGTATAAGAAATGGATTGAAACGAAACTTCAAGAACAATCTGAAAAAGAAAATTATCTTCAAAAAATGATGAAAGTACATTTACCAAAAGATCACGCTATCAAATTTATTAGAGAACGAGGACTTGATAAATTTTCGTTCGTCGGAAAATATAAAAATAAAAGAGAAAAAATTAATGGTATTCAAGTCGAAATGATTGGAGTTCATACAAGAAAAATAAAAGTCGGGGATAAGATCGCAAACAGGCATGGTAATAAGGGAGTTATTTCAAGAATAGTCCCTCATGATAAAATGCCCCAGTTACCAAATGGGCAACACCTGGATATTTGTATTAATCCTCTAGGTATTATTTCTCGAATGAACTTTGGTCAATTATATGAATTACATCTAGCATTTTCAGTTAGTCATCTAAAACGAAAAATGATTGAGATGATTGACGCAGAAGTTCCAGATAAAGAGATTACAGATTTTCTATTTGGATATATAGAAATTATTGACAAAACAAATGGAAAATGGTATTCAGAACAAATCAAAGAACAGTTACCAAAGAAAATTACAAAGGAATTTGTTGAAAATTTTACTATCATTCAACCTCCTTTTGAATCATGCAGAATTGAAGAAGTTGAAAAGGCAATGGAATACACAGGAACCAATTTTACCGAAGTTCTTTATGATCCATTATCTCAAGTTAATTTACATAATGAAATTGCAGTTGGTTATATTTACTTTTTCAGAATGGTTCATATTGCTGAAGAAAAATTAGCTGCAAGAGGAATTGGAGCATATGCCAGGAGAACACTTCAACCGCTCGGCGGAAGAAAGAATAAAGGTGGTCAGAGATGTGGAGAAATGGAAACCGCCTGTTTGATTGGTCATGATGCACCATGCAACTTATTTGAATTTCTTACAACTAAATCAGACTGCATTGATCTAAAAAATAGTTACATCCGTGGTTTTATTGAATCCAAACTTGTTGACGAAACTAAGGAATTAAATCCAATGCCGGAATCGGTAAAACTCCTTAATTCTTACTTAACAGTTATAGGAGTTGATCACAAATGAGTATTTTTGACACACCCATGTGGAGTCCGGGAACATCAACAGTTTCAACATCTTCAATATTTCCATATAATTGGGAAAATGAACATGAAATTAAACCCAAGAGAAAGATAGTTAGAAAGAAAAAAGTTGAAGAGGAAGAAATAAAACAAATGCCGTCAGATCTAATTTTATTTGATCCGAAGGATTTGATACTATGAGTAATTATAATAAAAAAATAGAAAACTTATGGGGGAAAATAAATGACAGAATGTTTACCAGATATTCAATGCTCAATACCGGATATTAAAATCCCCATTATGCAAGTAGGTGTTGAAAATATTGAAGTCCCTTTCAAATTGGAATCTAAGTATGGCGGGTATCATCAGATGATTGCAAACGTATCTCTGAGAACCAACTTGGATAAAGATACGAAAGGGATTTCAATGTCAAGATTGCTTCTAACTTTGAAGCCATATCTTGACTTACCATTAAAGCATACATTGATCAAACAAATACTTGAAGATGTACGAAAAAATGTTGAGAGCGATGCTGCATTTATGAAGTTTGAATTTCGAATGCCGATAATACGAAAGTCTATAAAATCGGATAATGAGTTTCCTATCTACTATAAATGCAAATTTGAAGGACAGCTATTTAAATCTCCCGTATTCGTTGAACAGGGAGTATTTACAATTACAGATCATTTCAGATTCTATCAAGGCGTTATAATCCAATATGCTTCATACTGCCCTTGTTCAGCAGAGTTGTGTGGCCATTTAAATGAAAATGAGTCAAAGGGATATCCACACAATCAAAGATCGTATGCTGACATTCTTATAGAAGTTATTGACCCTCATTATTTATGGTTAGAGGATATTATCGACGCTGTTGAAGAACAGTTGATAACTATTCCATATCCAATAATCAAAAGACTAGATGAACAAGAGATAGCAAAGGTAGCTGCTGAAAATCCGATGTTTGTTGAAGATTCGATCAGAAAAATATCACAATGTTTGAATGATCGTGAAGATGTTTTTGATTGGATTGTTAAGTGTTCTCATGAAGAATCAATACATACATCTGAAGCAATTGCAGTTAATTGGAAAGGTCGCCCGGGTGGATTTAATGGGAGAAGATATCTATGATTAATGTATGCATTTCATATGGTTTTGGGGAAGGCAATAGATTTCAACAAGAAACTATTCCAGATAAAATTCAATTAGCAATATACAAGTACGATATTTTTATGGAGCTTAAAGATGATGCTGTTAAAGCTCTTAAAAAACATGGTACTGATGTTAAAGTAGTTCACCTTCCAGAGGATACTTTAAGACAAAGTTTAGACAATATAGATAAACTGATAGAGATTTGTATTTATGAAATAGGATGTCGAAGGTTTGTTATACATCCAAACAAAAATATCTTTCAGTTTATTGACCACTTTATAGAAAGATGGGGGTATTCCGATATGGCAAAACTTTTAGTTGAAACCTTTGGTTGGAGAACTAAAAAACAGCTAAGAGGACCATTGGATATTTTGCAAGTTTGTATTGAAAATCCAGAATTAGCAATGGTTATTGATACAAGTCATATCGAAACATTGTGGTTTGATCATAGGATTATGCCTACGTTATTGAAATATACCCCAGTAATTCATTTATCAAATAGAGCAAAAGGGTTCGGTTCACATATGCCGTTTAATTCAGCAAATGGTGAACTGAAACTGGTGGGATTTGTCAGAGATCTAAAACATAGATATAATTGGAATGGAGATTTAGTTCTGGAATATATGTCTGAATATAAGGAGAAGCTTATGAAAAATAAACTGTACATAGAGAGGTTATTGGCATGAACAGAGGCCATACAATTGCTCTTTACGAGAAAGAGAGACAATATGAAGAAGAGGTTTTTGGAAACTATTCACAGATCAAAAGTTTAAGTTTCCCCAGTTTTCTTGCTTTTTTAAGAGTATATATTGATAAAGCAGAGAAGGCATATGCCGGAAAATGGGAAAAAGAGTTACCACCGTGGTTGAAAACCTGCGCTGAATTTGAAACTGAAGCAAAGGGAACCGCACCAGTAAAGGCGTACGAAGAGGTTATCAAAATCATGGCTCTTGCAGGAGCTGCATTAGAAACTTACACAATTATTGACGCCAGTAAATGGAGAGAAAATCCGAACACGGATGCAGAAAAGTGGAAAGATTAAAAACTAAAAGGAGAGATGAAAAACAATGAATGAAAACCTATCCGAAATGGTAAAAGATGCAACAACCGAACCAAACCCAGCTATATTCTCTGAGGCCGATCTCGATTTGCCAACTGATGATATTCAAGAGGTAGCAACTGTTGAGGCAAGCCCAGCGATTCCCATTACATCGTTATCAAGCTGGTTTGAGGAAAATGCTTCACGGTTTAGTAACATCAACCAGGTTAAAGTTGCAATTCGTGGTGTTGATGCAGCTAAGACATTAATCATGGCAGTAGCAGATGATTCAGAAGAAGCTGATGGTGAAGGTAACGAGAAAAGAAATCTGCGGGTATATGAGAATGCTGATACCCATCCAGTTCTTGATCTTACTCCGGAAACCATGGATGTTTATAGCAACGGTTTCAGAATTCTGTATAATTATGGAGAAGGCGTATCTATCAAATGTTATGGAATTCGAACCGGTCTCATTGCTGTATTCTGTAATGTAATTGAAGGAAGCATGATTCCATATGCAATTACACGAGTTAAAAGAAAAGACGATGAGATTGAAGTTGTATCAAGAGATGCCGCAGAAGTGTCAGCAAAACTAGCTGCCGCAGTTGATGGAGAATCTTTACAACTGAGATATAAACAATCAGCGAAAGCTGTTGCTGATTTCACAACGAATAAAAGTGCTATTGACTGGTTATTGGCTCGACAAGTTGAGATTACAGATATTAATCATCATCTTCAGATCGACAACATTATCATCGACACTTTAGCGTAAGGTAATAAAGGACTTGGGCGGGTAACATGCGGAGAAGAAATCAAAACACCAGAGCCGATACCAGTTGGTGCGACCGACTCTCATTTATGAGATGGAGCTTAAACCTCACTGGCCAATTCGGACTAAAATATAAATTTTCTCTCCCGGTCCCGCCCATTTCACTTATATGAAACTAAATGAAAATGTAAAACTAGTCCTAAAAGACGTTTATCTATATGACATTGAAGCGTGTCATTATACTATAATGGAGAAGCTTGGGTTGGATGTGAGCACATTAGATAGAAATGATAAGTCTCAAAGAAATATTGAAATTGGAAAAATGATGAGAAAGAATCCTCAACTAACTTCTCTATTACGAAATACAACCAAAACAATTATTGACGAATATTTAATGAAAAATAATGTCACTGAAGATGACATTTTGATCAGACAATACGATGGTATTTTAACGACCAAAATTCTTAGAGTTACAAACATCCAACATATTCCATTTGAAATGAGAAAAAGATATTTAACTTTTATCATATCAATTGATAGAGGAAAATATATTGCTCAGCAAGCAATGGACGGCGGAATAACAATAAAAGGTATACCATTTCGTTATCCTCAAATGGATTTGATCTATAGAAAAATATGTGGAATTAATTTTGCAAATAAGAGTCGAATATTTATCCAGCTACAAAAAATAAAAGACGATTTTTTAAATTCTAACAACCCATACTTATTTGGAGTCCCGACTAAAAAAGGATTCAATGTTTATTTGAAAGGGTATGGTGAACTTGAAGTAACTGAGAGCACAGTCAAGTTAATGGATACGGATGATATTGACAAAGAAAGATACTTCAAGTTTTATATCGAACCGTTTACAAAAAGCATAACAGTAGAGTTTGTATAAGGAGAAATATGGAAGAGCAAATATTAAACATCGCAGGAGGAAAGATTCCACCTCTTGATATAGAAAAACCCTATTTCATTGTTAATGTGGATACAATGTACTATCGTAATGAAGAACCGGCATGGGTGGAAGAGCAATGGTCAGAATGGAGAAGATCCTCTACAAAATATACACAAATCATGAATGTAAAATCGGATGTATTTGAGTTTATGGAACGAACTTATATGACATTTGATAGAATTTGTATCTATAGATTTCTTGAACACGTATCATTTACGAATCTCTTGTATTTCATTTATTTGGTATCGACTGTTACAGAGAAAGATGATATTGTTGATATTATCGTACCAAACTATCAGACTCTTGCAAAACTACTTCTTAATGAATCTGTATTGAATCCAACTTTTGAAAGAGATAATATTTTGTTGACAACAGAGCTTTTAAATGAACCATCATGCCCACACGCATCCATTTGGACCCCAGATAGAGCTTTTCACTTTTGGGAAATGGAGGGAAGGTTTAAAATTGAAGAGGTGTTCCCTAAGTTTAACTTTGATGGGCGGGATATTTATATGAGGTTTAAAGCAAGAAGGAGGTAAAAAGTGACACCATTTAGTGAACGTGCAGCTCAAATGGGTCTTGATGTAAGTGGCGCTTTTAAAGGGTTGTTTACTTATCAAGACCGGTATTGCGAATTAGCGTATAGACAACTATCACCTCAAGCAACTTACGGTGATGGAGAAAATCCAGATCATCCAACTGATATTATGGTATCTCCGCTACTTGCAATCTATACAAAAGGACCAGATGCTTTAGGTTATCAGTATTGTGGTTACGTATCAAATATGTATAAATTTGTTGGGAATGATGCTCTAAATGAAAGAATAAGATCTTCAGTAATAGCAGTCGGGTTACCTGTCCTTAGAGAAGCAGCATTATTTTCATTGGATTACACTCGAATGAGAAATGAAATTGTCATTCATAGCAGTAAACAGGCAATAGAAGGTGGGGATGTTATGCCTGTTATGATTGTCAATAATAGTTACAATGGTACAAGAGCAGCTTCTTTAGCTTTTGGTATTGCAACTTCATATGGAGATGAAAGACTTACTTTCTCATTCAGTCTTGGTGAAATTAGACAGGTTCATATCGAAACAGCTACCACAAGTCTTGCTACCGCAGTATCAACATATATGGAAGTATTCTCAGGAGACATACTTGATATGATATCCGGAAGCTTTCAAAAGCAAGTTGGGGAAGACGAAATGATGACTCTACTTGAACTCCTTAACGAAACATTCGGAAAAAGAAGAGCTGAAAGAATCTCTGAGTTAATAGGGGATGTTAAAGGAACACAACAAAAACCAACTGCCTGGCAAGTCTTTTTAGCAATTATTAGATATACGAGTTTTGAACCAAACTTGAATATCAAACGGATGATGGAAAATATTGCAGAAAGCGTTCTTATCATACCAGCCCGTATGCATGGAGTTTTGAAACGATTAGAAGTTGATTAGTTTGCGTCTGTAAATGCCAACGATCGTGATCGATCCATGACGCAAGAGAGTGGGGGAGTTCTGGCTGTCTTCCCCACTCATTTTTTTGCGCAAAAAAAATGGAACAAACTATAAAAAAAGAGGATATCAATCTAATGCCAGAAGAATTTAAATCGCCTGTTGAAGGTGCTAAATTTATACCTGCAGAAACTTATGAAATAAGAGTAGCAATAGGGGAACTCGACTATACGTCAGATTTAATATCAGCAAATTTTAAATCATCATTGAGTACCGGATATCAGACTATGAATCTCGCGTTTGAATTAGATCCGACTGATGTTATTCTCTATGAGCTATATGGTGGTCAAGAGATAAAAGTGGCCATTATTCTAAAAAGAGAAACTGCCGAAATGGGTCAAAGGATCGATTTAGATTTAATTCTTATAACATCTAATTTTCTACTAAATGAAAAACAAACAGAGGCAAGCACTAAACAAAAAGATAGAGGAATACTCTCAGTAAGAACTGTTGTCCGCCCAGCGTATCAAATAATTAATAGTTTAGTTAATGCAGTTTTTATCGGTAAAGATCTCAATTCAATAATTACTTCATTGGCAACTTCTGTTGGCGCCAAAAAACTTGTTTTTGATTCAGATGGAAGAAACAATTCTCCTATTGATCAAGTATGTATTCCTCCGACTACCTTCTATAAAATTATTAAAGAATATGATAGAAATAATCCAGAAGTATTTGATGGTTTTCTTGATCAAAGGTTTGGATTGTTTGATGGAGTTCCTGGAGTGTTTTGCCAATTCGATAAAACAGTCTATATAAAAAATTTAACTTCTAAGATGAATAAAAGTCCTGTCTTTACAATCTATCAAATGGCCACAGATACTGAAGTGAAAAGAATGGAAGAAATTATTAAGAAATCAACTGATGGGAAAACATTCTATACTTACGATACAATCCATACGGACTATTCTGCTAATGCTAAATTTGCTTCTTTGGGATCAAATATAAATCATGTTATTAAACCAAAAGATACATTATCAGCAATTTTTAATCAAAATTTAGAAACTGTTGCTGGAACATATGGATTGATATATCAAAATAAAAAGATATTCAAAAATTCTGCGATTGATCGTAAAAAATATTACAATGAAGATACAGGAAATGAAACTGAGCAAACTATTTTTAATTCACGATTTGCGAGGCAGGTGGCAGATCTATCTACAATATCTATAAATTTAGAGCGAAACTTACCAGTGCTTGACTTAATTCAAGTGGGGGAGTGTGTTGATTTTAAACCACTTATAGTTGATTATCTGAATTTATCAGGAAAGTATATCCTTTGGAGTGTGGATATAATGTTTACAAGACCAAGTACATGGGAAACTGTTGCATCGATAAATTTAATCAGAACTAATAAAATATCTGGCCAAGAAGTAAAATCATACCAGCAAGCTACTGCTGATCCGATTACATTAAACGAAATTGATAAAGGGCAAACTTTAAATACAGCTTTAGCATCTCCTGCAGCACCTGCTAAGAAAGATGTAAACTGGGGGCATGTAGAAAGATTAACTAATCAAATCAACAAACTTCAAAAATATATAAATAAAAATTGTGGTGGCGTAATTGAAACATTAAGTTTATCTGTTAGGACCACTTGTCGTTTGTGGGGAAATGATCTAGATGCTGCTAAAGTTGCCCGAGCAACAGAAATGGGAACAACTCAATCTGATGCTGAAGCAATTCTTGAGGAACGGAAAAAAGCTAGAGTCAATAATCTAATAGATTCAATAAAGGTTGCAGAAAACAAACAACCTAATGTTAAACCATTTCAGGAAAAATCAAAAGAAGAAATTGGTAAGATATCTAAAAATCAACAAACAATAGATAAAATACAAAATAAACTTTCACAGTGTGAAATACAACCAAACTCAAGAGGGTGTTCCAAACTTCAAATAGCAGTAATGAAAGAAAAACTTCATCAATTAATAGCAGAAGAAAGGGGTCGATAACTATTTTTTAGAACAAAAATTAAAGGAGTAGTTTATGGAAGAAGTTATCGTTACAAAAGATGATGAAATACAAGTTATAGCTGACGAGTATGTTTCCGAATATTTGAAATGTAAAAACGCTTTTGAATATTTCTGTGAAAACTACATCTTAATTGAAGTACCGGGGCAGGATACTCTTTTAAAACCATATAAAAAACAAAAAGAGTTAATACATCTAGTTGAAGAAAAACGTTATGTCTTGGTATTAAAAAGCCGTCAGATAGGTATTTCTACGATTATTCAGGCATACGCCGCCTGGTTAGCAGTCTTTTTCGATAACGCAGTAATTGGTATTATTTCTAAGGATGGAAAAGAAGCTACCGACTTTGCAAGAGCAATTAGAGGAATGGTTGAAAAACTGCCTGACTGGATGAAACCTCCAAAAGGTCCTCTCGGAAAAGGTTTTGCAAAAAGAACAGAGCAATCATTCATTCTTACAAATGGAAGCAAAGTATATGCTTCGCCTGTTAATCCAAATGCTCCTGATAAAACGCTTCGTGGTAAAGCAATAACATTTTTAGTAATCGACGAAGCAGCATTCGTTCATCATGTTGATACAGCTTGGACTTCAATGGTTCCTGCTTTATCAACAAATCAGATGCAAGCCAAAAAAGCTGGAGTACCATTTGGAACAGTTGTACTTTCAACTCCAAATAAAACAATGGGAGTTGGTCAATGGTATTTTAATAGATATACAAAATCTATTTCTAGAGATGATATTTTTGAACCATTTGTAATTCATTGGAAAATGATTCCTGAACTTGCCGATGATCCTGATTGGTATAAAACTCAGTGTAGATTGTTTGATAATGATCAAAGAAAGATTGCACAGGAACTCGAGTTAAAATTTTTACCATCAGAAGGATCATTCTTTGAAAGTGATACTGTAGAAAAAGTTCAAAACGCAGTTAAAATACCAATGGAAAAAATGAGGATCTTTAATGGAGAACTTTGGAAATTTTCCAATACATTACCTAATAGATATTATATAATGGGAGTTGATACTGCACCCGAACACGGAGAAGATAAATCTGCCATTACCGTTTGGGATTATGAAACTATGGAGCAGGTTGCTGAATATCAAGGAAAATGCAAAGTTTTGGATTTTGTAAAAGTTGTAAAAGTTTTAGCATCACAATATCCGGGTTTAATTATTGTTGAATCAAACTCATATGGAAACCAAGTAGTTGAGCAATTATATGCTAGTGAATTTTCGACTATGATATATAAAGAAAAACGAGGGCAACAAACATTGTTACCCGGTTTAGCAACAACTTCAAAAACAAGACCATTAATGATTGATGCTCTATATTCATATATTACTCAGTTCCCGGAAATTATAAAATCAGAAAGACTTGCCCTTGAAATAGCCGGATTAGTGTCAAAACCAAATGGGCGAGTTGAAGCAGATATTGGATGTCATGATGACTTAGTACTTGCTTCATCTTGTGTTATGTATGTTAGAAAATATGACCCGCCAATGTTAGTTGGTACTGCAGAATTCTCTTCAATTCAATCTGAAATTACAGAAGCTTTGAAGAAAAACCTTTCTGTGACAGGAGAACTGACCAATGAATCCATAATGAGAACTGTTAAAGATAATATTAAAGACATGGGGGGTTTTATAGATACTTTAACTATGTTTGAAAGAAGATAAGGAGACAAAATAATGTCTGAGTTAGATCTATTGTTAGAAGATTTTGTATGGGGAGAGGATCAATTAAACGAAGTGTTTGCTTCTCCGTTTGGTCTAAAACCTGTTGTAAAAATTGATGGAGCGCCGTTATACGGATCAGATAGCTTAAATGAAAGTTATCTTAAAGCAATAGAAAAATCTGGTCGTACAAGTCCAGCCGCTTTAAAATTTAGAGGACTAGTTGAAAAGAAACGAATAGTTCCTTGTTTTTTAACTAAAGGTGTTCTTCAGTTTGTTGCATGGAAAGTATTCGCCCCAGTCCATATGCAATCTATTATGGGATTTTATGATCCAACAAAAACAAAAAGAGTTTATATTCTAATTCAAAACAATTCTAATATTTTCTCTTTTGTATCTAATGATTTTTTAGCAAGGTTGACAATTCATGAACTAATGCATATGTTGGCAGATCTGAAGACAAGTCTATTTATGAATATGTTTAGTAGTGAGCTGGCGGCATATTATAAAACTTTTTTTCAGATGGTTTTCTCAATTAATGATTTAGATACTGGAAGAGTTGATAGAATCTTAAAGTTCATATTTATGGATATTGAAAGAAGATCCGAAAAATTAACCAATGGTACATTAAATAAATATTCTGATCTTTTGAAAAAAGAACTTTCAGAAGTATCGTCTCTAACACCACTTAAATTTGATGAGATGTTACTAGATTACTTTACAATTATAAAACTTTATCTAACAAATGTTGCTAAATTTTTTGCATCTCGTGATAAGTTTAAACATATTTTAATACCTCTTTATTTATCATATAGAAATACATTTAATATGAAAAACTTAACCACAGTATGTATTCAAGAACTCATATTTCCATCAGAAGTTATTTGTATTCTGTCGGAAGAGATGAGATATGGAAAGAAAGCTTTAATAGGAGCTGGAAAGCTCTAAGGAGATTTAATCTATGCCTGACCCTAAATTGCCACGAGGTACTGATTTACTGATGAAACAGTCTAAAGAAACTGCCTCGGATAGAGCAAAGAGGATAAACTCACTACATACACACGTCGATAAAGTTATAACCGCCCGAAATCGAGAAAACTTACAACTTTCAAAAGAGACGGATTCGTTGGGGCATCAGAGAGAAATATTAAGACGTGAGTTAAATTATGCTCGTTCGGACATCTCCAATGAACTATCTAAAGATTATAATAAAGTTGTTAAAAGTCTTGGCTCTACCATTCAACAGATGTCTATTGGTATGAAAAACATTAGTATATCAACAGCTAGAGCTACTACAAATGCTATTTCACAATATGGAAAAGCAATTGGGCAAGATATAAACATTAATAAAACAAATACTGTTGTGATGGCGCTCGCTCAGGCAACTCCGTTGTTTGGATATTTTGCTGCTAAGTTTATGGAGACAGATGTATTCCAAAATGCAGCAAAAAGAATTAAAGACAAAATAGGTGGTGCGATGGTTGCCGGTATGGCAATGGCCGGCAGAAAAATATCAGGAATGTTTGGCAGAGACACTCCACATGAAAAAATGGCAAAAAGGGAAAGAGAAATTGGAGCTATTTCATCTGAAATTTCCTCTCTTAAAAAAGAAATTCAAGGCAGTGTTCCAAAGATGGCGGCAGGCGGGTACGTTAAAAAGGGCGGTGTAGTTCAAGTTCATGCTGGAGAAGTAGTAGCACCGATTGGTTCTATAGTAAAAGAAATAATGTCAAATATGACTGATTCTAAACAACGAGCATGGCAAGACCAAATGCTGAAAGCTCTGACTGATTTAAAGCTCGTGCAAATCGGAACTAGTTCTAGATTACGACTTGGATTACAACGAACAATTATGGAAAACCCAGCAATGAGAGGAATGCTAATGTTTGCTGAGGGATTCAAGACTGTGCTTGGAGCTCCAATAAAGTGGTTATTTGGTGCTAGAGGTGGATACTTATCAGATGTAAAACGAGCAACTTCTACAAGTAATGTATTCTTAAAAGTAGCAAACCTTCTTGGTGTCCTCTATACAACAGCAATGCCCAAACTAGATGCTATAGCTAAATATACAAGAGTATCTGCAACAGTGGCTGCTGGTTATGAACCTTCGCCCCCTATGATGGATAAATATACAATGTTCCAAAAAGTGAAGGGAATTTTAAAAGGTAAGGGAAAGGGAAAAGGATTAAAAGGAAAAGGTATGGACACCATCTTGAGAATGGTTGGTGTCTCTGATGATGAAATAGCTGAATTTAGAAAAGAAGGCGGATTGAAAGGAATGTTTGGTTTAGCCAAACAGGGCGCAGAAGCTGCTAAACCTTCATTGGAAAAAGGGGTAGGGGTAGGAAAAGGAATGGCTGGTGATGCCGCCGAAACAACTTCCTCATACTTTAAGCAAATGACCGAGTATCTTAAAGACCTTACAAAAATGAAAGGCGACCAAGAAGAAAGAGAGAAACCACATTCTCCAAGTTGGGTTGAATATATAGGACAGACGTTTCATACGACCAAAGAAAGAGTTAAACAGGGAGTTATACAACTTGGTCTTGCTGAAACAGCAAAGAAACATGTAGATTCTGCAACGAAATATGCGAAAAAACATTATGAAAGAGCAAAGAACAGAGGTGAGAAACAATTTGAAGAAATAAAGAAAAATAGAAAAGCAAATGAACAGCAAACTAGTTTCTTAGGACGAATGGCAAAACGAGCGAAAGGAATGAAAGATTGGATCTGGAAAATTGCCATGTTTGCCTTTACTATGTTTCAAAATGCGATTAGTATGGGGGTTAGAATGTTAGGATGGCTTCTAGCTCCTATTTTAACTCAACTTGGAATAAGGGGTCTATTTCAAAAAGGTGGACCGGGATTTATATCTCATGCTGGTAAAGGAGTTAAAGCATTAGGAGGAAAAGCTAAACAAGCTGGAAAATTTGCTGGTAAGACAGGACGAGTTGCTAGAATGGCAGGCCCAAAAGCTGCTGGTAAATTTGCAGCAAAGGGTGTTGGTAGAGCTGCTAAAAGTGGAGGCAAATTTGTTGGAAAACTTGGCCTTAATGCAGCAAAAGTTGGAGGAAAAGCTGTGATCGGACTTGGCGCAGCTATTTCCGTAGGCGAGATGGGATGGGATGCATATAGCGTAATGCGAGATCCACAAGGTTTTGCCGGAGATACGATTACTAGAGGATTTTCTGCATTTATAGGAGGCAGAGACTCTGGAGCTTCTGGTGCACTTAGTGGAGCTATGAAAGGCGGTTCTATTGGAGCAATAGCTGGCTCATTTATTCCTATTCCTATTGTTGGTAGCATGATTGGGGGTGCGATTGGAGCTCTGGCAGGTGGTATCCTTGGTTTTATTGGTGGCAAGAGGATTTCTAAAGCACTTGATTTTGTAGTTGCACCAATTAAGAAATTGGGTAAAGCTATTTGGAGGATAGTAACATTTCCATTTAAGATGATAGGAGAAGTAGTCAAGTTCTTTAAAAGATTTGTAACAGAAACAGAAACAGGTAAAAAGATATGGAAAAAAGTTAAATTTTGGGCGCCTAAAGTAATGTTGCCACCATTAATGATGATATGGGCACTTAAAAAAGCAGTAGGACTAATAAAGACTGGAACATCAAAAATATGGGATAAAATCAAAGATACCTTCGTAGGAAAAGCTCTAACAGCTATTTGGGATGTGGTATCATGGCCAACACGAAAACTTATAAAACTCGCCGGATGGATTGGAGGTAAATTTGCAGAAGTTTGGGATACCCTAAAAGCCGGTTTTATGAAACTTGTTGGTATGTTTCAAGCAATTCCACAAGCATTAAAAGATTTTAATGACTGGATTTATAAAAAAATACTTGGTATTCCATTCATTGGAAAGTTTTTAAAAGGGATGAAGGCATTTGTTAAGAATGTTGAGGAAGGGACCTTAGCAGATAAAGCTATAGAAGGTGTCAAAAAAGGAGAGAAAAAGAAAACTCTCGACGAGTACAATAAAAAAGCCAGAGAGGGAGAAGCAGGTAGTTCATCAGATAGGTATCGTACTGTTAATCGACTGGCAATGGAACCAGAGGCAGAATATCGAAAACGTAAAAAGATAGGAATGAATATAGCTCTTGGAACTCTTGGTGCAAGTGCTGGTACGTGGAATAATGGTGTTTTAACCAGAGCTAGAATTGACGATGTTTGGTACGAAGTCTTTCTTGATAGTCAGGGTGGACTAAAAGACTTACTCTTATCATCAGATCAAACTGGAACAAAACTTGGTCAAAAACTAGCTGATGAAGAAAAATCAAAACGACAGGCGGCGGCTGCTGGATTGGAGAATCAAACGAGTGCCTTAAAAGATAAAATGGGTGAGGCCACCGCAGCATCAGTAAATGCAACAAATGTATCTAGTAAAAATATAACATCTAATACTAATAATATTTCAAGTAGTCAAGGCGGCGGTAGAGATGCTGGAAGCAGAGGGTTTGGGTCTGGCTATGGATATGCATCTGATGTTGAAAGATGTAACATCAGTTAATAGGAGAAAATATGGCAGATATAGGGTTAGGAAATGAGCGAGCGGATAGCAACTTAACAATGAGTTTAAGTCCATTCATGGACGCATTTGGAATGCCTCCATCATCTTATGTTAGTGATGATATGATTAGAAATAGTATGCCAATTATCGAGTTCTGGCCTGCTGAACCGCATTTTGCTACTGGATTATCTCTTTTTACATTAGATGAAAGCAAAGGAAAAACTGCATATCTAAAAATTCTAAAGAACCTTGGATTCGCTACAACGATTCCAATAAGAGCTGCATTTATTGCTGATAATTTTCCAACTGATACATTTTCAAATGAATATACTGAAACCTTCTTACAAAAATTTACTGATGTTGCTTCTTCTGCTCTCAGTCAGATAGTTCAATTGTCTGGACAAAAAAATGCTAGTAACGCTTTCATAGAATATGCTGGCGAGGTGGCAAAGGCTGGTGAAAGTATGGGTGGGGCCACGGGAGGCGTACTTAAATCAGGCGCTGAAGCCGGTGTTAATATGGCACAAAATTTAAATAAGTATTTAGAAGGTAGCGGTGCAGATGATGGAGCAATGGGAAAAATGCTTCGCGGTGGTAGTGGTTTAGTAAATAAAATGCTAGCAGGTCATAGAATTGATTTTCCGCAAATCTGGTCGAACAGTGGTTTTACTCCATCATATAGCGTAACAATAAGACTATTCAATCCATTACCAGGAAGTACTCAATCAACTAAAAGGTTTATTGCTGGACCTATTGCTTGTTTTCTAGCTTTAGCAACCCCAAGAACAGATAATGGCAATTCATATAGATGGCCTTTCTACCAAAGAATTAAGGTTGCTGGACTATATGAATTAGCACCAGCTGCTATAACTAATATCACAATTGTAAAAGGTGGGGATCAACAACAAATTGCATTTAATCAAAATTTAGGGATATGCGATGTAAGAATTGATTTTCAAGCTCTTCATAGAAGTATGTTATTAGAAGAAGAACCATCTGGAAAATTTGATCAACGACCAACAGTGAGAAAATATATAGATGAGTTAACAACACATCAGGGAAGTACATTTGTTAGAAGAGATAAAATGAATGAAAATATTTCTAAAATAGTAGGTGTGAGTAGTTCACCAGCTGTTAGTTTTCCAGATGAAAGAGAATCTTTTCAAGTTCAAAAAAATAAAGCATCTCAAGCAAGACAAATACAAGTAGCGACTTTAGAACCTGTTGGTACCAGAACTTCAACAGGAGACAAATTAAAACAAAGAGCTTTGGAACGTGAAAGCGATCCAAACTTTGTACCACCGAGAATTCCAGGAACTTCATTATCATCAACAAATATATCTGCTATACTAAAAGCAACAGTATCCGAGGGTTAACAAACAGTATTCTTAAATACCATCGTTAAATAGTAGGCGAGAAATAAATTATGAAGAAATTGTGTTTGAGAGGTTAATTCGTTATACTTCTTATTATAACCAATTTCTTTGAGAATATCAAGAAGTAAAATATTGATTTGCTGTTTGAAATATATTTTCATTCTAGTTCTTTTTATTGACATTAACTTTCTAACAAAAGGATAAAACTGCTTCCCACATAGAGAATCCGAATTTTGTAAGTCTTTCACATACAATCTATAGATAGTTCTTAACTTATCAACATATTTAGTATTGTTTAGTTTATTAACTATTTGTGTCGCAAGAGCACTGCTAATTCTAGCTTCCTTTCTGGATTCCATCATCGCATTGTGGTCAACGTGTTTGTAAACAGTAATTTTTTGAACAACTTTATCTATTAATCTAGTACCAGTTTCTTGTGATACATTCTGAAATGCATTTTCATTATCTTCATCGTCTGTTGGTATTACTTCAGTTTTAAGACCAACTCCTTCCTTGGCAGCTTTATGATATGTACTAGCAAAACTTCTCATGCTTTGTTCAAGTCTATTACGACTCTCTTGCATAAATTTAGATACTTCATCAAGATCATTTTTTTCTAAACCACTAGTCCATCTTCTTATCATTTCATCAGATAAGAAAAATAAAGCATTTGGAATTGTTTTTTCTCTAGAAAACAGATGTGTTCTAGTTAGAGTTTCTAATGCATATTTAAATGCATCATCAATACAATATGGAAAGTATTTATGCATTAAGTTTGCATAATGTCGGATAATATAAAAAATCATCAAGTTTCGGTATCCAATCTTATCTCTCTTTTTTATATAATGTTGCATAAGAAAAACATAAAAATTAGCGATTGGATCCATATGCGCCATAAATTTAGCTTCTTTTCTCCCCGCCCATCTTCTTTTCGTAAATGCTTTTATTTCCTTTTCAGTTAACCCAGATAATCTAACCATCTCATAATAATGTTTTTTAACTTCAGGATACACGCAGGGTTCAGAAAGCGAACTTAAATTATGAGATATAGAATTCACAATAATTCGTTTTAATCTTGAGTCATCTATTTTGAGTTGTTGTAATAGCTCATCCATATTATATCACCCTAACTATAATTTCATCTTGTATAAAATATACATATTCAGGTCCATATTTTAATAACTGATCTTGTGTCAAATCTTTTAACTGGAAATTAAAATAAATACTTGTAACAGGTTGTTTAAGAGTACAGTGACTAACACCATCAATATTCTGCACTACATCAATAATTTCTGAACGGAATATCTCTATATTGGTTCCAAACCTATCAACAAACGCATCATAGACCGTTTCTTGTACTGATGAAATAAGTGATGAAAGAGTTCCACTATAAGTACTTGATCTAAATACTTCAAGTTCAATAATCAAAGGACAAGTATAAACTGGTAATGGAATCCACCCTCTAACTGAATAAGTATACTTTTCACCTTTATTAGTAATATAAGCAATACTATCAGAAACAGGTTGAGAATGTGTAAATATAAGTGCTGTGGCATCGACGCATTTAGCAATATAATCCGCATTACCACATTCTGCACCAGTAATAATATAACGATCATCCAAATTACATGAAGTAGGTAAGATAGGAAGAATGTCAACTATGTCGGAAATGGTTGGTACATTTAATAACATATTAAGCAACGGACCATAAGTATTTGTGAATTTAGTATTTGAAAAATCTGTAAGCATTCTATAATCATTTAAATCCATAGTACTAATTAATTTTTGCATAACCTCAAGCTCAAATGCTCTCTGATCTATACCATCATAATACTCTGATAGTATCACCGGAACGTCATAAACGTAAGTTGCTGTGCTATCAAAATCTACATTCGATCTCATAAAGTCAGATAGATCATCTCTGAATGTAACCTTATTAGAATATGTTACAACTGGATCACCTAAGGGGTCGCTAATTGTAAACTCGTAAGTCTGCTCACCTGAGGGTATATCAGTATAAGGATCAAACGTATATACAAAGTAACTTGCTGATGAATCATTTGTCATATATTTTGTGGATCCACTTGATACAGTAACCATCTTGGCACTTGCAAGATCCATATCAGGTTCATCGCCTTTATAATGTAATTTAAATATACCTTCTGTTCCGTCTCTTATAACCTCAATAAGATCAGCATAAATATCATAATCAGTTGGATAACTTGTCTCAATTGCAGGTATTAATGAAACTTCATAAATAACATAGTCATAATAACCAACAGAATTTAAATAATCAATTCTGATTTCAAAAAGAGTTAAATAATCATTGCCATCTATTGTTATTGTAGTATCTCTTGATATTCCAGTTGCACCAGCAGGAAGTGTAAAAAATACATTGCGAGTTGGGACTAAATTGGATGTTTCCGTGACACTAGAACCAAAAAGTATACCACTGAATAGAGATATTTCATTGACTTGAAGATCTGATCTCTTTAAAACAGGAAGAGCATTTTGTGCCAAAGGAGAATCGGGAACAATAACATTGATAACTGTATAGTCATTTTCAGTTACTAACCTATTAAGAGCAGTCAAAGCATCAATAGAATTTCTTCTAACTTCTTCTAAAGATTCTTCATCGGCACCACCGAACGCAGAAGAAGTATTGGTAACTTCATAATTAACAACCTGAGTCAATCCAGCTAAATTAGTTAAATATATTCTGTCTCCGCTTCTTATTGAACCAGGAATAACGTTTCCGGCCTCTCCTTGAGTTACTTGAGATGTAACCAAAACACTTGATCCGGGGTCTGGTTGAACTCCGACCAAACCATTTCCAAATGTCAATCTTCTTCCAACATCAGTTCGCCTAGAAACATAACCTTCATCTGTATCGCTCATTAAGAATAGACTTTCAAATTCTGACCAAATTGAATATCCAGCGCTGCCTGGTTCTTTAATTTGAACTTCTAAACCAGAAACTTGGCCATTAATAGGAACATCTAATGTTATAAATTGAAAAGATAATATATCACTATCAATTTGGAACTCTTGATTTACTTCTTGAAGTTGTCTAATGGGCAAAACAAAACTAAACTCTTCTAAACTAATACTTACGGGTAAATTAAATCTTACGTTACCTTCTTTGACTTCAATTTTAACTGAAGCATTATTTGTGACTGTAATTGTTGTTATATAATAAGTACGAAAAATAATTGATCCATCAGCTGTAAACTTAAAATTTTCCGGTATAATAAATTGGGTGATTGGATCATCAAACCCAAAAGGTATTGTAATTAAAATATCCGCTGTTGCTGCTGTAGCTTCTCTAGTATTATAACCGAGAAAAGCAGAAAGATTTAAAATTGATTCTGGCAATTGTGCTTTAGTTAAGAAAAATTCTCTATATGCTGATAGTTGATAAAATAGAAGATTAGCGGTCAATGTAGATAATGTATCAATCATAAAACTTAAAAATGATGATTTCGTAAGATCCACATTTTCTAGTTCTAAGTATAATTTAGCTCTCTCAGTTATCTGTTCTCTAATAGAATCTCTAGATAAGTATATCTGACTTGACAGTGTTTCAGCCATTCTTTATCTCCCTTAACAAGACACTGGTTGCCTTGGTGTATAATAAAACCCTACTCTTTCGTCATGTAAATTTTTTAGAGTTGGTCGCAAGTTTGAATCCTTTACTAATAATCTTGCCATAAATTCAGCATCGTATAATGTATGAATTTTTTTGTCGTATTCCACATATGAATATATATTCTCAACTTGCGCATCTACAGAAGCCAAGGTTTCGCTTTGGAAGGTTTCAACTTTTAATTTCCAATATCTACGATCCGTATTAGCAGAAATTTCAACTCCCGAAACAACATATAGAGGATAAACATCATTTGTCGGTCTTAAATAATGTTGTTCTACTTTAATAATATCTTGTGGATAAGGAATGAAACCATGTGTACTAGGAATTACAAATGTAGTTTCATTGTCTTTATTATATCCAGTTTCTTCAGCATCAAACGCTGTTACTACTTGATCGACATAATAAACCGGTAGAACTAAAATTTTATTTCTTTTGATTCCTGATAAATCACCCGTCCATTCATACGGACCGCCAAAAATATTTTCATCTTCCCAAATTGTTTTTGGAATATTCATATTGTAATAAGTTACCAAAAATCTGACAACATCTTCCGCATAAAAATCATAAACCAGTTTTTGATACTCATGAACATAGAAGTATAATCTCTCATATTTTTGAGTTGACATTATCTAATACCTTTTTTCCTTTTATAAGTATCAAGTCTAATTTTAGCTTCAATCTCTTTAAGTTTCCATTTTCTAACAAGTTTACGAAGTTTCTCCTCACATTTTATTACACCCTTCTTTTTGCCAGAACATTTTCTTCTTTCACCTTCAATATAACTTATTGTCCATTGAATTCCCATAAGTTTACATCGTTTGTGACAATAAACTTTATCTTCTTCATTTTTTAATTTAGCGCATTTAACTGCACACTTATATATATTTGCATCAGTTAAATGAACCATTGCTAAAACTAAACCAGGCAATGGAATAACTGCAGCTGCTGTTACAAGACCAACTGATAGTATTTTTTGAGTAATTGGTTTAGTCTTTGGAGCTTTCAGTTCTTCTTCAATTACTTTTTTTTTAACACTATTATATAGATATAAATGCTCTTTGAATGTTAATCTGGTTCTCACTTCTTCACTCTCAGATATTAATTTAGCAAGTCTTGAAGTTGAAATATTGGCGCTATCTGACAATGCGTTTGCTCTTTTACTAAGTTCTTTGCCTCTTATTTTACGTACTTTTTGAACTTGACCTGCTTTAACAGCTCTCAATTTTATCAGTAATTCTTGAAGTTTTTTGCTCCATCTTATATACTGCTTCATTAATTTCTTTTCACATTTTGGAGGATTAGTAAATTGTCTACATTTTGCTATTTCAGATCTGAGCTCATTTACAAGTTGCCGAGCAGCATCAACTTTACATTCAAGTTTACACGCATCCCTTTTCGCAGACATCGGCATAGTTCTAAAGCATGCTCTTTCACATGGGTCTGTTGCTTTTCTGAATAAATATAAAGCAAACATAGCAAGACCGGGAGCTTTGAGTAAACCAACTTTTAACCCTGCTGCTTTAAGACCTAATGTTGCTCCGGCTACTCCAGCAAGTCCGTATTTTAAAAACTTAGAAAACTTACCTTCAAATTCTCTAATGTCTTCAGAGAATACTGTCGCTACACCTTCATAATCCAAGGTCATTATTTCACCGCAAAGTTTAACATGCTCTTTAAATGTAAGATTTTCTTTAAGAAATTGATCCCCAATTGCAAACTCTAAAAGAAATTGTTTACCAACTTCAGTTATTAATTTTTTATCCATATTAACTCCCTATTAAACTATGTTTGGTACTTCAAAGAATTTGAAATACGAATTCTCATCAATAACAACTTCAAGTTGTCCTTTCTCGCCTTGGTACTCAACATCTATAGCAACATTAAACCCTTTTAAATTTGTTGAAAATATTACATTAATATCTTTAATTATTGCCCTATTATCATATAAACTTAATGAGTTAACAACGTCATTAGTAATTTCGGCTAGTGTTGCATCATCGGTCGGTTCAAAAATCATTTTATAAAGATTGCTTCCATACTCTGGATCAAACTGATATGTTCTTTTTGGAGTAATTAGAATATTACTCCAGGATGCTATTATAACTTCAATGTCAGTAATTCTTTTAAAATCTCCTGAAACATCAATTTTTGACAAATAGTCCCCAATCTTTTTATTAGAACCAACAACTGTTTTTTTAAACCGAGTTAACAAATTTGACATATTTTCTAATCCTAAAATTTCTTATTTTTTAATTTTTGTGATTCTTCATCTATTTGTTTTTGTTTTTCTTCTTCTAGTTCTGCTTTCCATTTAAGATAGTCGTAGAACTTTTTAACTGGCATGGCCATCACCTGTACGTATGCCTGGTGACTTAATTCCATGCAAGCATAAACGTCCAGGGAAGAGGATTTCCTATAAATCTCGACAGCATCATCTTTGCTATCACTCCGCCCCATATAATGAACGAAAAAAGTTTTCCACTAAGTCAATATCATGATCTTCATCAAAGCCACATGCTGGGCAATAACTTTTCATTTTTAATTTAACTCCAAATTGCCCAAATTGGTCATTATAAGCTCTGTAAATTTCTCGCTTGTCTTTAGCAGGTAATGTAAGATATGCATCAATAATATCTGCCTTATCTTTATATACAACTGGTTCAGTTTTATCTGGGATATCTTCCTCAAAAGATTCAATGATAAGAGTTTCAGTTATTAAGTCCATTGTACTGTTTGGTCTTGAACTCAATGTCCTCATACTTGAAACTTCATCAAATAGGGTTGGTTGCTTAATCATCGCAATTACACCCGGAGATGCCGGCAACTCAACTTTTATTCTTGCTTTTAAAATATCAGCGCGAGGATATGATGTAAAATTGAATGTATCAGATGCTTTAACTGTAACTGGATATTGTTTAGAACATGACCCACACTTGAGTTCATAGTTTCTAATCTCTTCATATGTAACATGATATAAACCATATAAGAGAGCATCCCTATCTTTTAATGTTACATTCCTTAAAAATGTATCAAGATTTTTAATTACGTCAGGTTTCTTAACTATAGAATCAAATAAACATTGATTTAAATGCTCTGCGATTTTTTGTGGAGAAATCATACTCCCTTTTAGTTTTTCTTCTTCTTGAACATTCAAACTTCGTAATGTGAATGAATGCTTTGTTTGAGGTGTTACTACTTCATACTCCGGGTACTTAATATTAAATCCTGTAAATGTCATTCTGTTAATCTCCTTTCCTTTCGGATCTATTTAATACTTCTTTTTAAGATATTAAAGCAGTCCATCTATCATGTACAACTTGCTCTGCCAACTCATCCAACTGTGTTACTTTTCCATCCATGATAAGAGCTTTTATTTGTGCATCGCTTGCATCATGTTCGATGAAATTCATCAGTTGAAGTTTTGCTGCTTTTGATAGTCGAGAACCCGCAACTGATTCAGCAGCAAATAATTTTAGTTCTAAGTCTCTTCTCATTTTTGGCTCCTTGTTAAAGCATTTTTGATCTTATTTTTATCAATTGTTTTTCAATAACTTTTATATTTTTAATAAATTTTTCACTACATTTTTTTGGATCAGCCGTTTGATTACATTTTCCAGCTTCCGTTTTAAGGACAGTAATTTTTTGTTGATAAGCTCTCACTGTATAAACATTCATACACAGTTTCTTTTCTCTCCCTCTCTTTTCAGCACATGCTTTGGCTGCTTCTCCAAAGTATTTATTAAATGCTTTCATAGCTAACCCAATTGCTGCACCCCATACAATTGAAGAAGCATAGTAGGCAGCAATTGGAGCTACCTCTAATATAGAATCTAGCTCCAATTCCTGCTTCTGGGAAACATTACCAACTCTTCCCTCTACTACAAATAACTTAATCTGTGGTTCAGTTGCTTCTTTCAAAAAGTTAACCAGCTGTAATTTAGCTGGTTTACTAAGATTAGATTCATAAACCATCAAATAGGCAACTAATCTAAGGTTTATCATATTATAGAATCCTTATGAGTTATTATAAGCTAGAACTTTGCTTTTACTTTCCTTGAACATGCCTTGAGCAAATCCCTGGCATTTTTTGAAGACCCAAGGTTCATGCCAAGCATAATCGACGTTAAACTCAATTTCAACGTCCAGTCTTCCAACAGTTTCTACATCACTTGTGAATAAATCCTGTGGATCTTTTGCTGGAAACATGCCATCATAGCATGCATAATATTCAACTGTAACACCATCAGGAGCTGTAGTCCAGTAATACATTAAACCAGCATATGTTCTTTTTGAATAACCAATACCTTCTGCTCCGTCTTCTAGAGATGCAGAAGCTACACCAGTTCTATAATCTCTAATTAATTTAACCCAACCGTGCATAATATCCAGGATTGGAGTCTTATTAAATTCAAAGAATTTTACAGATACTGTATTACCATAATCAATATTACCAGGAACTGCCCACTTTACTCCGCCTAATCCAGTGTACTCAACTTTATTTAGAGTTCCTCCAGGTGGTGTAACAGAAAGGCATGTTGCTGCTAATACTTTCTTTATTTCTTGCTCATCTTGAATACCACTTCCGCCAGCAATACCAGAATTATTTAATTGGATTGATTTTGCTAGTCCGTTTGGAATCTTATCAAACCAAATAAAGTGATACCCAGTTACATAAGGATCAGCAACACCAATAGATGTTCCGCCTAGTTTTCTGGTATAAAAATTGTTCTGTACTTCAGAAAATGAACTTTTCATTTCTTATAACCTCCACGTTGCTTCAGCAACTTTATAGTTAATTCGTTTTTGGATAACTTTGAGAACTTCATCCCAATTCCCATCTTGTATATGAATCGCTTTATCGTCGATATAAAAATCGGCTGCTAATTTTTCTGCTGTAATTCTGTCAAAATGAATCCCGTGCTTATCCAGCCACTTTCCTACTTTTTGGATCTCTTCTTTATGATCGCCACCATGTTCGGCAGCATTTTTTTGTGACGCACGAGTGGTAAAAATAACTATTTCGTAACCTAATCTTTTTAACCATTCAATAACCTTTCTCGCTCCTGCAAACGGATCGTCATAAATAGTGCCATCACTATATCCTTTTGAATATTTGTGAATGGTTCCATCAAGGTCGATCATTGCTCTTCTCGGTATATTTTCAAGTTTGCTCTCTGGGTAAAGTGATCGTATTATATGTCTTTTCTTTTTCCGTTCTGGTACTTCCGGGAAGGAATCAATAGGAAATAAAGACTCTAATCCAAAATCTATTGGTTCAATATATTTTTTTCCCATTTTAATACCACAACCTCATTTTATATTTTGTTCTTAGAAAGTACAAGTAAAAGATCTTAAAACTATATATATTAATAACTAAATGAAAATGAATTCTTGATATTATCTATTTGACTTGAAAGGAGGAATTTTATGAGTAAAAGTTCAGGAGGTGGAATTAGTTTGGCAGGAATTTTCTTTTTGATCTTTCTTTACAATATATTTTTTGATGATGATGCTGATAAAAAAGAGGTGGTTATTCATGATAAGGATAAAGGGGGCATCGAAGAAGTGAAAGAGGCAATTGAAGAAATTAAACCGGAAGTGAAAGAACTAATTATAAAGGCAAAGGAGTCTTTTGAAAAAGCAATCAATAAAGACGCTCAAGAGGAAGGGAAAGATGAAAAAATAGAAAAAGAAAAGACCCCGATCCCAGAGATAGAAACTAACCAACCAAAACCAGAGAACGGACCCGAAGAAGGAGTCAAATTATAATGAGTGAAAGAAAAATTAAATGTTTTATCAATGATGACTACGAAATATTCTTCGATCCACAGTCAGGATTTGAGATGATGAGAGGAGCTAATGGAAAACCAGATCCATTCTCACTACAGCTCCCCTCGTTATTAGACATTGGGGTAATGGGGACTTGTGTAAATAAATGTGCATTTTGTTACCAAGGACATCAAAACAATCCGAACATGAAATTGGAAGATTTTAAAAGCATCGTTGATCAAGTGAAGCATCACACGAATCAAGTTGCATTGGGAGGAAGAGGTGATCCCAATAAACATGAGAACTTCAAAGAAATCATTGAATACGCCCGAGAAAATAATGTCATGCCAAACTATACGACAAGCGGGATCGATTTAACAGATGACGAAATTGAAATCTCGAAAATGTGTGGTGCCGTAGCCGTTAGCGATTATCATACTCCAACTACATATGAAGCTATTGAAAGGTTTATGGATGCTGGAATTAAAACTAACATTCATATGATCTTCTCACAAGGATCATTTGGAGACGCTATAAAAATTCTATATGGAAGAAATCCATGGGAAGTACAAGGTTATTCAACTGGAAGAAACACTTTGGTTGACATTAATAGACTTAATGCTGTGATATTTCTTCTATTCAAACCAGCAGGAGCAGGGGAAAACTTAATTGATATGAGGCCAACTGAATATCAATTTGGTGTCTTCTCAAGTCTTATTTTTAACTCCAAAGCAAAATTTAAAGTTGGGATGGATTCTTGCCTTTGTAATCACGTTTTGAAAAAGAGTACTCCTACCGAACTTCAACAACTATCAATTGATACTTGTGAAGGTGCAAGGATGTCAGCATATATTACTCCGGATATGAAACTAATGCCATGTAGTTTTGCAAACAAAGGAGAATGGGCAATTTCCATTGGAAAAAAAGACATTAAAGAGATCTGGAACAATTCAAAACCATTTAAAAAGTTTCGGAGAATGTTACGAAAACAAAAGGACAAATGCCCATTAGAATTATAAGGAGATGTTATTATGAAGAATGGATCACAACCGTTAACGAAAAAGAATTTTATAACTCTCGGACTGCTTATTGTATTCCTATTCATTGGAGTCATTGGTGGGGTCTTCCAACAAAAATGGGCTGAAAATATTTACACATTTTGGTCTTCTTTTGTAATGATTGTTTTTACATGGCTTGCCATAATGAAAGCTAGAGTCAAACCCATGAAACCTTTTGTTGTTACATATACTTTCAACTTTCTAACGTGCATTGCTTTGGGATGGTGGTGGTTAACTTTATTCTGGTTTGCAACTCATATCTTGTGTTTCTATGGGATGTATCAATGGGACCTAAAGTATACCCCTAAACCTGAAACAGATAAGGAGTCAGTCAAATGAAAAAATATATTATCGCAGCCCTACTCATGTCTTTCTTAATCCCAATCTCTACCTTCGCCGAAGTCAAAGCAGTCAGAATTGATCGTTTCTTGGCTGTTGACCCAATTGGCCCAAATAACTATGATCTAGAAACCATACGGATTAATGATCCTGAAAATCCATTTGTCAGCATTTATATTGCACACATAATTGCGACAGGATTTCAGCTTTCGGATCCAAGTAATACATCAATTGCTTGTCGATTAACTGGAAAGATTCCTGTTGATGAAAATGGAAAACAGATTATCAATAAGAAAACCAATCATGATATTGGGCATTTCCGAAAGTCAATAGGAACAAAAGTCATGAGAATTTCAAGAAGCTATGATGCAGAAAAGAATGTTCTTATCTATAACGTCTACACAACCAAGTTGTTTGACGGATCATTGAAACATTCTCTATCTGTTGTTCCGTTGGGAATTCCTTTAGCACCCTAACGACGGAATGAAGGCGATCTGGTATATTTCACCCAGACCGCCTTCATTTTTTTGCTTATTTAATGAAGAAATTCAACTCAATTTGTTCTACAACTCTAGTTGGTTCTAAAGTTACATTAACATGGAATCTCTTTGTTTTTCTTTCATAGTCTGTTGCGCCAACATCAACTGCATAGCTATACAGACCACGTTTGTTTTTAATTACTTCTAAGAACTCCACTAAGTTTGTAGAAACTGATGACCAAGTAATTTCATCATTTTGTTCAAATATAAAGAATCTACAAAATTCCTCAAATGCTCTCTTAACATATAAAACAAGTCTAACAATATTTAAATCTTGCAGAGCACTTGGTCTCGCTTGTGTTGTTAACTGCCCCCAAACAACATAACCAGGGTTGAATTTAACAATCGGATTTAACTGTGCGAGATACATCTGATCTCTTTCTCCAAGACGAGGATTAAATCTCAGTTCTTTGATTGTGTCGATTGCAGCTCTATTGAAACCAGCTGCTGCAAACCAAATTTCTGCAACATTATCATTTCTTGGTAGAATATAAGACATATGATATACTGGTGAGAACCATATATCTTGGCCTGTAAATATATCAAATACTTTACTATATGATTCATAAAGTGCTAAGAAGTAAGTATTGAATGTGTGAACATTTCTTCTTGTTGTCAATGATGTAGTAAATGATGGATTATCTCCATTGTCAATAATACCAACAGAATCACGTCTTGTTTGAACAAGAGTACTGATTTGTGTCTTAACATCAGTTGGATATCCAGCATCAAACACCATTGAGTAATAGATATTTTCTGTATCTAATACAGCATCATCAAGAAGCCCAGCATAACCTTGTGCTAATATTTGAGTAGCTACAACAGTATCAATATCACCTGTTCCAGTTAACAGAGTTCCATCACTTCCTTTTCTTAATGGAATTGGAACTGATCCAACAAATGGTTCTGCAAATGTACTGATATTAGCTTTAATCCTATACTCAACTTCTGTATTTGTATCAAAATCTGTTATATTTCCATTCCAACTTTGAATGGCAGTAGCTAATGCTCTTTCATTGAATACGTTAACTGTTTCTCCATCTACTCCACTGGATGCTCCTAACCAACCCCAAATTTCAACGCCTTTTGCGTCTTTTGCATAAATGGAATAAGCAGCATTACCCACTTCTGGTGATGTATCCCAGTCTCCAAAATCTTGTTTACTATCTGTAATTGATGCAGACCCGGCAGTTGTAACTGTAGTAATATTACCAATATTTTTATCATATACTTTAACAACAGCATCATACCCAGAACTATATGCACCACTTGCTAGTGTCATATCAGCTCTAAGAACTGCTGAATATAAGTTCAACACATCAACAATCCAAAGAGACTCACCAGCACCATCCCTAGCGGTAGGATCAAATGAAATTTCAAATGATTCAATAATTTCATCTTCACCATCTGACTGTCTCTCATAAATATCTATAATATATTGATCCCAAAGAGTCGGATTAGCAACTTCAGTAATTCTAACCCCGAGACCATTATACCATTGTCCTCTTCCTATTGGATATAAGAAGCAGACTGGGTATGTTGGCGGAACAGCAGCTAAAGATAGATTGGTTTTAATTTCGGTTACAGTATTTAAAGTATCAACAGAAGTAACTACTATGCTTCCTGTGGTATCTGTAGCTCCAAATGTTGCATCTATTCTCATATTGGAGTATGCTGCATCATCCGGAAGGCATCTCATAAAATAAAGAGCTCCAGATTCTCCTAAATAGTTATATGCGCAATAAGGGCCTTGTCCGTAATTTTTTCCATATGTGCTAATGTTCGGTTCCCCGAACTCGGCGATATAGTCAGCTCTACCGCCAATAAATTTTAGGGTGTTATCTTCTCCTTTCTCTGTTAATGCACAAATGAAACCAATTGTTGATGGTACCGCTTGTACGAATTGTGAAAGGTCGATAATTTTAGTATATACACCCGGAGATACGTTTTGTCCCATATCTGTTTTCCTCCTATGATGTAAAATTCTCTATTGTCGTTTTTTAAATCTCTAAGATTCTAGTATCCTTTCTCCAGGTTTAACAGAATTGAAAACCCTTATACGTACAAATACCACCTGAATATTAAGCGTCTATCGCTCGTTTTAATAATTGATGGGAAAGTTGTTCTGGCGAATAAAGTAAAATTTCCACTACCATCTATACTATATCCTCCTGAATCTGATGATGCTGTAAAGAGACCAGCTTCACTGAGTTGGTTTCCATTGGCATCATCAATCCCAATCGTAACAGTTATCTTCGCAACTAACCAATTATCATCATTTAAAGCATCATGATCAAATACTACATCATCAAAAGGATGCTTATAGTATCCTATATCTGGGTGGTCGGCGTCTACTACATTCCAATAGTCTGCACTTGAGGAATCTGAAGCATTAATCATTATATTTGAATACAACTCAGTATCTGTAAGAACAGGTGGTATAGGATCTATTGGATCCGCAGGTAGAACACCGCCGTCACCAAGGCCAAACCAGTTAATCCATTCATCTTTTGTAGATGTAACAGCTGGATTATCTATATTCATCATACGTTGTATCAGCCATTCTCGTCCTTGATATAGAACTAAGTTATGACGGCCGATAAGCTTTTTCTCTCCAGTTTTCTCAACTTCATAAACTTCTACGAACCCTTGTGGTTTTTGAGATACTCTAGAAACACCATCTCGAACTGCATCCCCCAAGCATTTATCTCCGTAAAAGTCCTTTATTATATACTCTGTTGTCGAAATTTCTTTTTTTGCCATAATTTTTAGTCCTTCCAAAATGGTGACGTTTTACTTTATATTTTGTTCTTATTATTTAGTGTGTTTAGAACTATTTACTATTTTTCAAAAGGAAATAACGGATAATGAGGGGACTGGGAATAACGAGCTACAAATTTATCGTTACTCAAGTATCCAGTCCCCTCAAGAATTATATAGGCACCCATACGTTTTTGTTCTATTATTCTAGAAATGTTCCACAATTGGGGCAGAACTTGAATGATGATTTTGACCTGACTCCACAAGAGGAACAAGTTAGTTTTCTTTGAACCGTTATCGGTTCTGAAACCTGACTACCTGATTCAGCAAGTCCTTTTAACTGAATAACAATAACAGCAGATTCCTCTAGTTCGCCAATAGAAGCATAACTAAACTGTTGATTACATTCAGACCCCTTTACAGTTATTCCTTCATCCATATTTGGGATATTAGAAATATTTTGTACTCCAAGAGAATCCATAGTAACATTGCTGCTCATATTCGTCATACTTCTACTTATTGATTCACAACCAGATCTAAGAGTATCATTATAAGTCCAATCTACCCCACTATGATAAGTATATACAAATGGACTATTATGATAGTGATGATGAACTTCCTCAATAACCTTCTTAATTTGAGGTTCAGGTATCGGTTTTTCAAAAGCAAATTCTATTCTAACTAATCCATCATCTGCTCTATCGCCTCTATGCTCACTAATCTGTTTTGTTTTATTAATAAATCGAAAACGATTACGTGCAACATTTCCGCGAAGAAATCCTTCTATTTCTGTTGATGAGTTTGCGTCGAGAATTAAACTACTATTATCTAAAACATCTTCACCATCAATCGAAATATTCACAGATGCTCTTTTTGAGTTTAGATTTTTTAGTAGAATAGTGTACTCGCTTCCAAAAGGTAGGTAGACGCTTCCATCTTTAACTCTAAGGATTCGTCCATTTGATTTTACTTCAGCTACGAATTGATCTTTATAAGTCATTTTTTACATCTCCTTTTACAGATTACAGACTAGAATCTCATAAATTTTAGTTTAAAGTCTGTCGGTGAATTACGCGTATATAAATGCCTATATATATTATGTTCCACTATATATATTAATTAGTAGCAGGAATAGTTCTTAATCATTTAACTAACAACACTATGGAGGTGTCAAATGAAAAGATATAAGATTGAATGTGAAAACGTTACAACTGGGGAAGTTCGGGAAACTGAGATAACCGTAATAACAAGCATGGCTTCAGTGGTTGACATGCTAGGAAAATATGGTTGGGGAATCACAAAGTATCACCCAATCAACGATTCCGAAACGATTGAGACCCAAACTGCATAAGGAGGTAATGTTGAGAAATCAAAAAGGGTTTACTCTGGTTGAGATCATTGCTGTTCTTGCGATCATGGGAGTTATACTTTCAATCGGTGTGTACAAGGTGATCGGAGGAACTTCAATAAAGGCAGAAGAGTCAGTGCTTATATCTGTAATTATAAGTCTAAATGAAAAAGAGTTGGAAGCATGGACAAATCTGAAACTTGATGTAGGGTGGACCTCGGATGAAGAAGTTTATAATAATCTTAAAATCCTTGATTATGTTTGGCAATCAAAAGATCAGGATGGAGGGATTATTATGATAAGGGATAAAGCATTTCATCTTAAACGAATCAGGTCTGTCAAAAACACTTATGGAAAATGGGAGGCGTCAAATGGTTAAAATGTTGAGTTACTGTGATAAATGTGGAGCTGCACATGGATTACCCATACAATCAGAAGGTAATAAAAAGGTAAGGGGTGAGTGCGCAATATGTCATATGTTCATGGGAGCATTGAACGAAACTGCTCAAGAATCTAATGATACACTTGAGTCCATGAACTTTGGCTCATTTAAGGTCGTCAGACTTCCAGATTTCCTTCCGGGTCTTTCACCAAACCAGATTCATCAATTCCATACCTATCAGGTACAAACGCCGGAGTCAGTGATTTATTATCCGACGATCAATGACGGCAATGGTATGAAGTCAATTATCATCGCCAACCCAAAAAAGGGTCATCAGATTCAGGTCTTCTGGAATGAGAAGATCTCAAAGACCCCGCCAATTGCAACGATTGGTTTAGACGGTTCAACAGAAAAGTAAATATCGCTGATGGGGCATAGGGTAGTTGACTATGCCCCATAGGAGATTTTTACATTAACCTTTACACTTTGGAGGTGTCAAATGTTTGCAATGAAAAAAAATATAGTTAATGATGCTAAAAGGAAAATGATAGCTATCACTTTCCTAGTTTTATTCATGGTCGCCCTAATATGTATGACCGGTGCATTACAGTCTGAGATCAACAATCGTCCAGATAGAGCTCCAGTTCAGACAGTAGAAGTTTCCTCGGATGATGTTGAAGAAATCGAAATTATCGAAATCATACAAATCAATGAACCACCGGAACTTTATCTGGCAATGAGATACTAATTGGAGACAGATCTAGTTTTCGAGATGTAAAAGAATGGGGGACTTAATGAATCCCCCATTCTTTTTTTGTCTAGTATTTTGTATTAGCTAAATTTTTTAAAGTTGTTTGCCATAATATTTCCCATTCCACATAAACGATCCTTCAATAATAATAATGGTATACAAATTAAAAAATCCCGTTGCTGGAAGGTGCTCAACTATACCAAAGCCATTCACCCAATGGGTAGGAGCATTTTTCTTATAGTCAGGTTCGAT